CTACATATAAAAACAAGGAAATAATGGATTATATTCTTGACCATCGTTTAAAGAACCCAGAAGCAAATGGAACGAATAAACAAAGTTCAGGAGTTGATGTTGAGGATATTGAGTATCAGAAATTTCTTAAAGAGTTTTATCCGGCAGATTTAGAGAAAATATACAAGGTATTCCCAATGGCAAGGATAGTTCTGTTGAAAGCTGATAAAAACAAGGAGGAACTGAAATGAAAAAAGGAAGTGAAACAAAGATAATCAAGAGGTCTCAAATAAACTTGAACCCTTACAACCCGAAGGTACATACCGATGCGGACATCAAACAGCAAAAAGCCAATATTAAGAAAGTTGGTCTCATTGGAGGTATTCAATGGAATGAGACAACTGGAAATCTCATAGATGGGCATAAACGAGTGATGAGCGTTGACCTTATCCAAGGTTATGATGGTACTCCCGAAACTGATTATGACATCAAGGTAGAAGCCGTTGATTTTGACGAAAAGACCGAGAAAGAGCAATTGTTGTTTATGGCGAAGTCGCAAGACCCGATAGATTACAACTTGGTTGCCAAGAACTTTAGCATAGATGAAATAGACTTCAAGGCTGCTGGCTTCACGGAACAGGATACTGAACAAATCAAGATGTTGCAAGATGATTTGGAAGCATCATTGAAGGATTCGGGCATGGATGACTTTAGCGAGGATTTCTTGAATGAACCTATAATTTCAGTTACGACCCCAACGCCAATGACCGAATTACCCAACATCGAAAAAACATCTGAAGAGATAGTGGCCGAGCACGCAGCTAAGCCAAAGATGACAAAGGAAGAGGTCAAGGATCAGAAACAGCATTGTACTGATGTCGGAAAGAAAAGAAAGGAAGATATTGATAACTTCATATTCATTGATTTCGAAAGTTTTGAACAAAAGCAGATTTTCTGTGATATGTTGCACATGGAAGCCGCTAACTCTATGCGTATTTCCGGAAGTCAGATTTTAGGTTTGTTGTAATATGGGACGCAAGCGAGTAAAGCCTCTTGTAGTGAGGAAGAATCCCATAGATGTTGCCAATATGGTAATTGATATGGCTAGTGAACAGAGTAAGGATTGTATCGTTATGATGTCTCTTGGCAAGGACTCCATTGTTACATTGGACTTATTATATGATAAGTTTGAGCGCATAGTATGTGTATTTATGTATCTCGTAAAAGACTTAGAGCATATACAACGATGGATAAACTGGCTGAAGGCTAGATACCCGAAGATAGAGTTCGAGCAGATACCACATTGGAATACAACATACAATCTTCATTATGGAGTTTATTGCGTTCCGAATCCAAAAGTAAAGGTTCTTAATCTTTCTATGGTAGTAAAAGCCTTAAAAAAGCGTTTCGGAATAGAATACGTATTCTTTGGTATGAAGAAAGCAGACTCGATGAACCGAAGCCTTATGTTGAAGTCGTATGAGGATGAAAATTACATTCATGGTGGAAATTGTTATCCTCTTGCTGATTTTACTCAAAAGCAAATCTTGCAATATATGAAACATCGGCATCTGCCTAAGCCGATAATGTACTCCAGAGCATTGCGCTCGGAGAATGCAGAGGTTGGGAATGCGTCAGGCGGTTTGTCTTTGGACTTGGATTGTTTTGCATGGCTAAGGGATAATGCACCCGAAGACTTAGAACGTATATATAAGGTATTTCCACAAAGTAGGGTAATACTCTACAGGTATGACAACAGATAATGTTCTTTTTAATTTATATATAATAATGTATTATCTTCTTTATATGTATTGGCAGGCTTGTGAAAGTCTGCCTTTATTGTTAATGTATGCAATATAGAAACATCATAAGTAAAGAAAGGTTAAATAAATAAAGAAAAACCATAAAACATTTGCATGTTAGAAAATTATTTCGTATCTTTGCAATGTCTTTAAGAGGTACTTGAAGATTTGCCGCAAGACAAGTTTCTTGCAAGATAGTGCAGAGCGAGCACGTTAAAAACTAGCACAATTGTTATGAAGATGATTACCGAAAAGCAGAAGAAGTTCATCAATGATATTAAAGGTGTTATTACAGAAAATGGTATTAATGCTATTGATGCATTGGACTTGAATAAGTTTACTTGCTATGATGCATCTAAGCTTATTGGTGGTTTGCTTGGTCTTAGAGATTGTTACAAGGCGATTTCTAGAGGCGCATGTGTAACTAGTACGGCATATTGCGATGAGGCTTTAGATAATGTCTTTAATACAATTGAAAAGTATAAATAATAAAAAAGGTGAGACACACCGCAAAAACTGTCTAAGATAATGAATATCAAAGAATTAGTAAGAAATATGATAGCTTTCTTAAATGAGCGTCACGATATGGATTGTGCTACGTTACGTCAGCGTTTTGCAGTATGCTATGATATGAGTGAAGACGAGGCAAAGAAAGTTATTTTGGAGCTGACAATGCTTCAGATATTTGCAGAGAATTTTGGTGTTGAAATTTAAAACTTTAAGATTATGGATAAGAAGACTGCATATAAAGTTATAAGCCAATTTAGGGCAAATAATTGTAAGAGTGGAGCTTTGGCTATCGCTTTGGATGAAGCATTAAAAGCATTAAAACCGATTGCAGTAAATCAAGTTTTTTGCATTAAGCTGGAGATATTAGATAGTGGAAACTATTATCATTCGAAAGCTGCGCAATCTACCTTATGGTTAGAAGCTTCTAACAATAAGAAAAAGATGCAAGCACATATTGCAGAATGGAGAAGTAAGGTCGTAGAGCGATGCAAGGATAACAACAGCTCTTTTGAGTTTGACTTTCATCATGGGAGTCCTTATAATTTCACGGCAAACAAGTCGAATTGTAATGAGTTACCTTTTTACTTTAAAGGTAAACACTACTGCTTTACAATATTAGAGGTTTCTAAGAGTATTAAAAGCATGTATGATGACCGTATCGAAAAAGATATGGATGCCGTTCAAGATATGATGTCTTATTTAAATTTATAGAGCATGAAGTTATACGAGGTAGGCTGCATCGTCAAAGAGGTGCAGCCAAAGAATGGAGTAAAGATTACTCTAGAGGAGGCTCAGGCTTTAGTTGGTGGTTATGTCGAGTTGGTTCATCTTGATGATAATAACATATTATTGTGCGATGAAGATGGACTTCTCAAACATAAACCTATAAATACTTTGGCTACAATACAAGCGAAGAGGCTTGGCTGGAAAGGTATTTGTTGTTTGGTTGGAAGCGTTTTATTTTTAAAGGACAAGGAGTTTTAGTTATGAGTAAGGCAAGAAAGAATGATGTGAATAAGGATATACCCGAAGAGCGAATAACTCTTAGGGTATTGAAGAATTATTCAAAAATGCAAGAAGAATTATGTCATCTTCGTAAGAAAACACGTGAACAAGGCTACAGACTTAATGAACTCAACAATCAGCTACAGAGGCTTCACTCGAAAGAAGTTAGATATGAGTTAGAGAAGTACAGAAAGTTACTCTTAGAGCGTGATGAGTTGCGTGAGAAGAATAAGGCTTTGGAACAGGTGGTAAAGCAATACGATGGATTAAAAAGTTCTTTTACTAGCGAATTGAACGAAAAAGAGGAGGGTAGAGAATGATTATAGGTTCAATGACGGGGCGTGAACTCTTTGATATATTCAAGAAGGATAAGCCTATGCTAGAAAAGTTTGCTATCGAAAAAGCAAAGAAACTCATCCGTGAGCTTCGTAAGGGAATGGGACGATACACAACTCAGTGTTATGATTTCAAGACGAAAGACGCTACCGAGTACAAAGTATGCGTGTTTGTAGATAGAGGGAACATAAGACAATTCTATTTTGACATGTTTATCTATTGCAAGGAAACGAACGATTACGTATGTGCTACTTCCTTGTTGGACGAAGAGAATAGTGCAGAGCAGTTCAGTTATACGCCTCATTTCTTGCGGAGATATGCCGAGCGAGCATTGGGAATAGAGAACATGCCAATTAATAGGGTGCTTGCTCACATCGAAAGAGAAGTAGGCTATACGGTACTTATTTATAAGAATGATACAAGTAAGGTTGTTGCTACAAGTATGGGGCTTTATCTGCAAAAGATTGACAAAAGGCGAGGTATCAATATATGCAAAACTTTTGTTAGTGTTGACATGCTTAAAACCTCCCAAATTAAAGCGTATATGGTTGTTGCGGACTTAATTGAAGAGTATTCAGAACGATACAATAAAGTTCAAAGGAATGATAATGTACGAGTAGATTTCGCTAATGATTGTTTGAGAAGAGGTATTACTGAAAAAGATTTGATTAATGCCTATGGTGAATATTTTAAGAACAAAAAATAAAAGAAAGGGTTTCGTATGGAGAGAATGACAAGAAATGATGCCGCTGCTTATTTAGGTGTTGACCCTCAGACGATTACGAACTGGGTTAACAAGGGCTTGCTTGGTGGCTACAATGATAAAAGCAGTAAACGCTTTTGGGTGAATGTAGATGATGTTAAGAAGTATTCCGAGAAATACAAGATGTTATCTATCTCAGAGGATTTACTTGATAGAGAGCAGAAAGAGTTGTTGGCAAGTGAGCGCAAGGTAAATACTAAGATACAAATGTTAATGCATGATGCGTTGAACGTTTCTTCTTTCAGCTATGACAAAATAGGTAGTTCACTTTGTATGTTATTGGAGTTAACGGCACAATACGGATTACGAGAGAAAAAGATTATGCAAGCATTTTTCAATGGAGACCGAATTAGTGATATAGCCGATAATTTTGAACTTTCAAGAGAAAGGGTGCGCCAGATTGTTATTAAGGCTATCCGGAAGTTCAACTATGCGATTGAAGAACTTGTAGACTTGAAGCTGGAGAACAATTCCTTGAAAGAGGAAATTAAGAATGTAAAAATGCAGTTTATTATGCAAGAAGGTAAAAAAGAAGAAGAACAACCTGAAGATGTTCCCACTTCATTGTTCTCCATCAGATTAGTTAATTGTAATTTACCAGTTCGTGTCCTTAATGTGACAAAGGCAGCCGACATAGATACTATTGGAGACTTGGTACAATATTCCAAGCTCGATATGATAAAATTCCGAAACTTCGGAAAGAAAAGCCTTATGCAATTGGATGACTTTATTCACGAAATGGGATTGGAATGGGGCATGGATAAGGCTAAGATATATGCAAGGGGTATTCAGCGGATGAAAGATGACTCTTATATTGAAGAGTTGTTTGGAAAGCATCTTGCGGATATAACAAGCGATATTGAGAAAAAGTATAATCTTTCTCCGGCTGAGGCTATGAAGAGAGCTTATAGTGAAATGAAGAGATATGTAGGATTTAAAGAGAAGAGTAATGAATGAAGTATATAATGATGTTTTAGGTAAGGCGTTAAGCATTAAATCAACCAATAATATTGTCGTAAAAGTAGAGCAAGGAGCATTAGAAGTTAATCTGAAACAATGTAGTGTAAAGCGCATTATGTGGTTCTCTGTCTTCTTGATTGATGGATTTACTATGCGTCCATACAGTTATACTTTCTATTCCTCTATGAGTGATGATGAGTTGGATGACACATTTACACAAGTAGAAGGCAGATTGAGCTTTCTGAAAAACTTAAATTCTAAATAACATGACGGAACAGGAAAGAAAAGTTGTAAACCATGCAATGAAGATTCTAGAGCAGAGCCAAGATGATGAGGCTAGGGCGTTGGCTGTCAAGTTGTTGGAACAAGGTACAAAAGTTCCTCTTCAGAAAGTGCAGTTTTATGCCGCATATTGCAATGGCTTGCGTGATGGGTATTCAAGAATATTCGACCTAATACAAGGTGGTGGGTGGCTTGCGAAAGTGAGCAAGAAGGAAATGCCATATTTCGAAGCAGAGAAGGAGCTTGTAGAGAGCTGTATTGATGCTTGCTACGATTATCATATGGGCAAGTATGATATTAGGTACAAGGATAAAGAATTATCCAAAAGTGGTAAGCTATTGGCTTGCAAGGCTGTTTTTGTGAAACAAACGATGATTGGTTTTGAGGTTAAATACAACAAAGATAAAGAATGATTGCACAATATAGATAAGTGAAGTTGTAAACCTTTGATATGTAGGTACTCCCTTGCAAATTTTGTATCTTTGCAAATAAAAAAGGAGATTTATATATGGCAGATAGAGGATATAGAGGCAGACCTCAACGAGGCGAAAGAGCGGATAGGCAAATCAATGCCGGACATAGCCGTGGGTTGGATGCGGCTTTGTCTGACACTGAAGCTAAGATTAGAAAGCTAAAGACGGAACGTATTTATGCCTTTAATAAGGACGGAAAAGAAATAGCGCATTCCCAAACAGGAAAGGCACATAGTACGCAATTACCTTTTGGCTATAACTACAAAGATGCCATCATTACTCACAACCATCCTAATAGAGGTATTGGAGATACTATAGCTGGAAGAGTTGGCACAATTTTGTCTGGAGCTGACATTTTTACAACTATAGCACATAACGCTTCCGAGATTCGAGCAGTTACAAAGAATTATACGTATTCTTTGAAGAGACCAAGTAAAGGGTGGGGACTTTCAGAATCGGATGCATGGGATGTTTTTGGTAAGAAAAATTCGCAATGGAGACGAACCCTTCAGCAAAAACAGACAGAGTATCTTTCAAAGAGCGGAATACGAAATCGAATAAACGAGAAAGTGCTAGCTTTAAACAGAAAGCGTTCTAGTTTTACGAAAGGAGGAAAAGTCCCTAGTGCAAGTGATGTGTCTAGTTATAATCGTGAAGCAAACGAAATACAGAAACGTGTCACGGAAGCTAATGATAGAGGTAATGTTGGTGCGCAATATCAAGTTATGAAAGAATACGCAAAGAAATACGGATGGAATTTAACACGTAAGCGTACATCTTAAGGAATATATTCGAACGATGGGTAGTATTGTCCCTCTTCATGTGGGAAGAACCTTCCCATCATTGACAATGCCGTAGTACATTTTTCATATTGCTTTTGAAATCCGTACTTTTTAGCTCTCGATAGGTTGTGATCCAGGTCGTTGATTTTGACTTGTATTGCAACCATATCTTTTGAATCAATGATTGATTGTATGTAGTCAAAATACGGAACACCTTTCTTGTGGGTTAGGACACATACACTATCGGCAATGTCTTTTCTAACACCTAGTGATAACAGCTTGTCGTAGGTCATATCCGTATCTTCAATCGTATCATGGAGAAATCCGACACAAATCTCTTCGGTACTATTACCCATTTCTCCTACATGGATAGGGTGCAATATAACAGGCAATCCAACCTTATCAATCTGTCCTTTGTGCGCCTTGCAAGCGATACCAAGGCACAATTCTATCATTTCAGAATCTTTCATATTCTTCTTTCGTTATTAGCTCACCTAACTCAAGAGCATCTTGTGCATAGGTGTTTTCATTAAACTTAAACTCCTTTGGCTTACGTCCTTTACCTTTAGGGTAACACATAAGTTCTTTATTTACATATTGATAACGGACAACGATGTCATCCTCCCAATAGTAAACATAAACCGACTCTCCGTTTTTAAGGAGGTGGCTGATTTTGTTCTTATCTTTATTGTTCATAGTCTTTATCTCCTTATTACAATGCAAAGATATAAAAAATATATTAAACTTGCAAACAAATTAATGTTTATTACTTGAAATTTAAATATATTAATTATTGAAATGTTGCATAGTAAGCTTGTTGCATAGATACTGACCTTTGCTTCTTACCTCCGTTACTCTTGGCGGTTCTACTTTGCTCATATAATGCATGTCCCCAACCGGATGGTTTCTTGGTCTCTTTATAGATTTCTCGCATGGTCTTCCCACCCAACAGCTTGTAGGCTATCGAGTAATTCTCTTTGGCGTAAATCATCTTGGCGGTGTTAACTTGTATTTCACCAATAAGTCCGGTTTTCTTGTTCCGGATATTGATGATGTTTCCTGAATAGCCAGTATCCAGTTTCTGTTCCTTGAGTCTAACGAACTCAAAGCCCTTGTATTTGCCTTTAAGGTCTTTTATTATTTTCGGTATTGACCCTTTATCTGCGATGATGGTTGTTCTGTACGAGTCCTTAATGTCTTTGATACCATTAGCTTCGCCCTTAGCCTTGCGTACAATGGAGTCAACACTCTTGTAATTGATAGGAGTGACCCTTGCTCCATACTTCTTAGCTATACCTTCAGCTATAGCTTGTAGCTTGTTACCAACCGACTCGGCTTTTCTCCGCATAGAGGTAGCTTGTGCTCTCAGCCTAGCATATGCCCCATTATTACCAACGTCTCCCATATCTTTTTTGTGCAAAATTAACCAAAATGCAAGCCAATTAATATATTGCTGCGATATGTTATTTCACTTAAAAGACAAAGTGAAAAGACACGCAAGTAAACATTTCTCTTAAACAATTATTATTCATACCTTTGCAAGAAACAATGAGTTGATAAGATGACGAAACCAAGAGATTATTTCACAGGCAAGCAAGAAGAGTTCAAACGCTCCGAAGTGCAGATAGCACCATATAATCCAAGGAAGATTTCACCGCAGCAGAAAGCTACATTGAAACGTTCCATAAGAAAATATGGCGTTGTTGGTGGTATAACCGTCAACAAGCAAACAATGACCATCGTAGGCGGCAACCAAAAAGTAACCATCGTGGATGAGATTATGGGCTATCCCGAAAAGGATTATACTCTTTTGGCTGAGGCTGTAAATATGGATTACAAGACCGAAGTTGAACTGAATTTCATGCTTAATTCCGAGAATGCTCATGGAGAATGGGATGACATGAAAGTCCGTGAGTTACTTCCGGACATAAACTATATGGATGCCGGATTAACGGAAGAAGACTTATCCCTGTTCGGCTATGATGCAATGGTAAAGACTGAAGGCGAAGATGAGTTAGGTAAAGAACTTAATTCCTTACTAGACCCATTTGCCCAAGAAAGCGAAAACAGAAAAGTACAAGCACCAAAGGAAGTGCAAGAAGAGCAGAGACGACAGATAGAACAAAATCAAATTATAGCCAATCAGCAGCAAGAGGCTCAATACCAAGCGAATAAGGAACGTATGCAGCAGGTGAAGAAAGAAGTAAACACCAAGGCAGCGGAAAAGGCATTAGAAGCCGAGTCTTACGTCATGCTTTCCTTTGACAATATAGAGAACAAGGAGCGTTTTATGAGCACCTTTGGCTTTATCGAAACCGATAAGGTAATAAAGGGAGAAATGCTTATGAAGGTTGCAAAACGCATATAAACAAAAACAAAATGAAAGCAATGAAAAAGATTATAAGATTCTCGTTAGGGTTTATAATGGCGGCAATTACAATAGGTATGCTCATTCCATTTATGATTGTTTCTATGTTTCTTGGCAAGAGGAGAAAGAACGCATTCAATATGTGGGTGTCGTGTCTCTTTACTCCTTTGATAAACAAGGTAGGACAATTGGTCAACTCATAAATATCGAAAGATTATGAAGGCAAACGGAAAAAGATTAATGAAGATAGCGAACTTGGCTATAACTATGATATTGGCAATACCAATGTTCTTACTAGCCGTTCCTTTCTATATGTATAACAAAATTAGAGGCAAGGTATAAATCCCATCTGCCCAATATATAGCGAAACAATAATAAATACAAGAAAATGGCAAAACCGAAATTTGATTACAATGGCGATGCTTTCTACGATGAGATAGAACAGCTTGCAAAGCAAGGTCAGAAGGATTCTGAAATTGCCTACGCCCTTGGTTTGAAGTTTGGGGTTGACCTAAATCCACAGGTCTTCAACCGAATGAAAAACGGAAAATACGAGAATTGGAATGAAGACGAAAATGCGGAAAGAGGCGAAAGGATAACTCAATCCCTCGTGCGTGGCAGAGAGTTTATCAATGCAATCGTGCGTGGCAGATTCCTTAAATGCGCCCTTGGAGGTGTCAAGGTAAAGGGCAAGACAACCACCAAAAGACATATGGTTGTAGATGGAGTTATGACAGATGATATAGTAGTGGAAACTAGAGAAACCGAGCAGGAGACCCCACCTAACGTACAAGCTCTTTCTACTTGGTTATTCCATTACGATATGACTTGGAGAGAGATACAGAGAGGTAAGAAGGATGAAGAGGAAAAGGGCATTCCTTTTGACCCTAAGAAAGGTATATCCGTCAACAAGTGGATAGAAAGAGAGATTGAGCAGGAAGCAGAAGAACAAGAGGAGGGTGAATAATGGCAAAAACACATTCCGTTTATTATCCGTTGTATAACGACAAGACGCATTTCATTTACCTTATAACAGGAAGCCGTGCGTCAGGAAAAAGTTTCTCTGCTTCTCAGTTTATCGAAAGACTTACTTTTGAATACAATGCAGAAAGAAAGATAGCACATAAGATTCTTTATACACGTTATACAATGGTGAGTGCCGCTATTTCCGTAATTCCAGAGGTTAAAGAGAAAATAGAGATAGATGGCACACAGGATTATTTCAAGAACACGAAGACGGATATAGTCAACAAAATGACGGGAGCTGAAATCATGTTCCGTGGTATTCATACGGCTAGCGGTAATCAGACTGCGAAGTTAAAGTCTATTCATGGTGTGACTACGTTTGTCGTTGATGAGGCTGAGGAATGGACGAGTGAGGAGGATTTTGAGCGCATCATGCTTTCAATCCGTCAGAAAGGCTTGCACAACCGAGTAATAATCATTATGAACCCTTGTGATTCAAATCATTGGGTATATAAGCGTTTCATTGAAAAGACACATAAAGAGGTGTACTTTGATGGAGTTCCCGTCCAGATAAGTACTGACCCTAGAGTGCTTCATATACATACGACCTATCTTGATAATATAAAGCATCTATCACCGGAGTTCCTTAACGAGGTGTTAGAGATGAAGGAGAATGAGCCGGAGAAATATGCGCATATAATGATTGGTAGATGGTCGGATGTATCAGAGGGCGCAATATTCAAGCATGTAGGCATCGTTGATAAGTTCCCTAGCAATGCAAGGAAAGTAGCCATCGGTGTAGACTGGGGATATTCAAAAGATTATACGGCAATTGTAAAGTGCGGTATCGTAGACAATCGCCTATACATAGAGGAACTTTGCTATAGAACGGAAATGTTATCTAGCGACATCATAAGATTCTTGCGCCCTTATGCGGACGAAGGCTTGTTTGTGTATGCGGATAGTGCTGACCCTAGACTTATAGATGAGGTAGCTCTTGGTGGAATAATTATATATGGAGCACAAAAGGGTGCTGGCTCTATATTGGCTGGTATAGACAAGATGCAGACATTCGAAATCTTCACAACTAAGCAATCAGTCCATTTACAGAGCGAGTTCCGTAAATATGTGTGGTCAAAGGATAAGGATGGTAATTACATCAATGTTCCCGAAGACCATGATAACCATTTGATAGATGCTGCTAGGTATTATATTCTTGCCGTATTGCTCGGTAAAGTGATGAAGCCAAGAAAAGCATCTAAATCAGACTTAGGAGTGTACTAAATGACAAATATAATTACTTTTGTAATAAAAATACAAGTATCTAATTATTAGATTGTTAGTGTAAGTATACTATAAGAGTAGATAAAAGTCAAGTGTAAATAAAAAAGATTGTTTACTAAATAAAGATAAATTCTTTAGTAAATAGTCTTTTTTATTCACTTAAAAACTAAGTGAAAGGCGTTTGCCCTATATGGTAGGTAGAAACCCTGTTTATTATTACCTTTGCTTCAAAAAGTTATAAGGATGTTTGTAGATTCAATTATTCAGATAAAGACATATTTTCGAAACCTCACGCTCAATGCATTGGGTGTGGAGAGAAGCATCTTCGAACGTTTGGAAGATAATGATGTTGATTCTGTCGTAAATATGATGGAACAACATGATTTCGATGTGGATAATGCCATTTCGGAATATAATCCACAAACCCATAAGGTGATGAGCCGTGAAGATAAATGGGTAAAGGGAGAAAAGCCATACAGGACGGAGAAGTTGGCAAGAACAAGACAAAGATACATCAATGAGGTAGAATTGTTCTTCTTGTTAGGCAATCCGGTTATGTGGAAGAAGACTGAAGGTGACGATGAAGCCTTTGAACTATATAAAAAATACTTGAAGGATATATACTTCAATACCAAGCTACGTCAATGTAAACGACTTGCCGGAGCAGAAACCGAAAGCGGTTTTGTTTTTAATTTCTCGCAAAAAAACGGAAAAATGCATGTTGATGTGTATGTTGCAGCTCGCTCAAAGGGACATAAGATGAGAGAGTTGTTTGACCAGTACGGAAACATGCTTGCTTTTGCTGTAGGCTATTCCTTAAAGCGAGAATCAAAGACTATCGAATGTTGGGATATATTGACATCCGTTTTTAACTATCATTGTGAACGTGGTGGCTTTGGGTGGAAAGTGTATAAGTATCCTAATCCGACAGGAAAAATTAATGGCATTTATTTTCGTCAGCCAAAGGCATGGGAAGGAGCAGAACCGAGAATGGAACGTGAAGAAATGCTTGATTCCAAGATAGGAGATACTAACAACTACTTTGCTGACCCTATTGCCGCTGCTACTGCTGACGTGATACAATCAATCCCTAAGCGGAACAAGCCAGGTAAACTCATACAACTTACAGGCAAGAACTCTAGGTTTGAATATATCAACCCACCTCAGAATTCCGAAATCCGCAAGGCAGAGAAAGAAGACTTGGCTCAGTCTATATTGTTTGATACGTTTACACCGGATATGTCACCGGAACTAATGAAAGCTATGAGTACGCTTACTAGTGTTGGTATAAAACGAGCGTTGGTATTGGGTTACATCAAGCGAGCGAACCGAATGGAAATCTATGAAGAACTTGTCGGTAGATTATCGCATGTGATTATAGCCGTAATGAAGGAACTATATCCTGAGATGAGAAGCAAGTTGGATAAGTTGGAGGTCGAATTCGATTTTGCCGAACCTTTCGAGGATGACAAAAAGGATAAGTGGAAAGTAATAGCGGAACTATATAATCAAGGCGTACTTTCTTTAGAGACTGCTGTACAAATGCTGGCTCTAACTGACGCTCCTGCTGAAGAAATTGAAAAGATACGCAAGGATGCAGAAGATAAAGTAGCGTTAGCTGCAAAGGTAAAGGGAAACGAAAACACAACTTCATAATTTTAAATGCTTATTGTTTTTGGGCGCATTTCCTTTTAGGATTTGCGCCCTTTTTGCACTTAAATTTTAAGTGAAAGCATTGTGATAATAATATAATATTATTCCTCATTTTGTTTTTAACTTTGTTGGCATGAACACGAATGAACTTATCATAAACGGAAAAGATGCTTGGAATACCTATCGGGTCAAGATGGGGTATGGCTTTTTGGATGCGTTGGAAGCTGACGCAGACAATAAAAGTTATATAACCAATGAAGTAAGGACTGAGCACGGAACTAGGGTTGTTCCTATCCGTCCCAAAAAGGCAGAAAGAAGCATTACCTTGGAGTTCGTTATAGTCGGTAAAGACAATAACGATTACAATAATAGGGTAAAAGCCTTTGATGCACTTATGGATAATGGTTTTGTTACGATACAAGTTCCTCGATCAAAGGATGATGTCTATCGTTTGTTTTGTGCGAGGAAGTCTCCTACCTATTCAAGAGGAAAAGGAGGGGTTATAGGCAAGAAGAGTTTGAAGTTCATAGAATATAATCCAACGAATAGGGGAGTATTGACGGATTTTGATATAAATATGTTTACGTTGAAAGAATTTGAAGATATAGAATAATTATGAAAACTTATAATGAAATTGACATAAAGTATTACGATAATGATGGAAACATACAGGTAAGATGTTCTGCTCCCGTCACACAGGACGCATTGGTTCATTATGAACTGATGCAGTCTCATTATTGTAAGCTTTCCTTTAAGCTTTCTAAGCCGATATATTTCTTGCTTGGTGATTTTATAGATACGCCATATGGTCGATTTGAACTGATAGATTTTACTAAGGCCAAAGATAATGATACTATCGGATATTCCTATGAAATTCTATTTGATGCATATTATCGTAAGTTCAAGAACAAGATATTGAAGTATCGTCCGAATACAGGTTCACAAGAAGCGACATTCTCTCTTACTTCAACAATAAGCACCCATGTAGAGGTGATAATGAAAAGTCTAGCTTATTATGCGAAGTTAGACAAGTCTTATCTTTACGATCCTAAATTTGAAGGCGAAGGAACGGACTATACTTATGTTATTGATGCGAGTGTAGACGCAAATGCGGCAAAGCTTATAACCTATTCAAACACAAGTATGTTGGATGCTATTGCGAATATAGCCCAGACGTTTGGTTGTGAATGGTGGTTTGAGGGAAATATACTGCATTTTGGAACTTGTGAGAATACGAATGCTATTACTGATTTCAGACTTAACGACAATATCGTTTCTATGTCAAGCTCACAAAGCCAGTCCACTTATGCAAACAGGGTATATGCTTTTGGAGCTGCAAGGAACTTGCCTAGCGGATATAAGAATGATGCTGATGCGGATATAACAAAGGATGGTGTTGTTGAAAAACGTCTCATGCTACCAAATTCAGCAGAATGCTCTGACAAGAACAAGCAATTGCTAGCAGAGAATGGCTTTGAACTGAAAAATGGATATATACAAGTTAGTGGACTCCGTGAAGACCAGTATGTTGAGGGAGTAACTACAAATGATGATATTTATCCAAGAAATCTTATCAAAACGTCTAAGGTGACATCATACGAAAAAGATGTAGAGGATGAAAGTACACCTGAAGAAGGTGACTTCATCAAAAGGACATTCTATCGTGTAAACTCACTTTCTATAATCAATGAAGATGGCGAAAAAACAGGTGATATGGCTTTTCGAAAGTCATATATTCTTAGTGGTAAGAACCTGCATATAGTATTCAAAAGCGGTTCTCTTAATGGTATGGACTTCGAATGTGAGTTTAATCCAGATGGAGTTGAAGAAATACTTAAAGACGATGATGGTAATCCGATATTGAAAGATGGAAAGGAACAGATAAATCCTAAGTCGCAGGTATTTGAGATTGTTGCTAATGAGGATTATGGTCGTTTTTTGCCGGACACAACTTTGCATCCAAAGGAAGGAGATACTTTTGTTCTCTATAATTGGGATTCTACCAAATTGGGTGACACTTTGGTATCTGCTGCTTCCAATGAGTTGCTGACGGATGCCATAAAGGATTTGAAGAAGTCTATGATAGACCCTACGACATATACATGTACCGCTGAGGCTAACTATTCCTATAATCAGGGTAGGGGTAACTTGCATGGAGTAGGAGACAGGGTAAATCTTTATAATAAAGGTTATGGTGACAGTTATAGGGCTTCAAGAATTATCGGTTATGAGTTTTGTCTAGATATTCCTTATGATGGGGCAAAATATTATGTTGGAGAAAAACCGTCATATTCACGGCTCAATGCAATGGAGTCTAAAATTGAGGAACTTGTATATAACGGACAGAGTTATCTTAATGGTAATGGAGGCGGAGGAAAATCAATTTACATCATAAAGAGCTATGATAAGACTGCACCTACTGATTACAATGTGTATTCGGCAAGGGCAATAGATGAGCAAAGATTAAATAAAACGAAAGACGATACCGCACAAGGTACTATCATCTTCGAGAAGGTTCAGAAGTTCTTGAAGGGAATGAAGGTCGGGGCGAACGGGGATTGGACTCTTGACGAACTAGATAACACCCATCTAACCACAGATTATCTACAAGTCAGAATGAAAGCAATCTTCGAGACCTTGGAAATATTGCATACAGACACATTGGGTGGTGAATTGTTCATCACCCCAGTAGGCAGTAACCGAATATTGAAGGTTGAGGAGGTGAATATTACCTATGATGGTGTTAGTCAGAAGGCTTACAGATGCTACTTCCTTGGTGAGCAAGATGGCTCAAAGGTGGAGAATAAATGGAAGGTTGGAGACCAAGCGAGAAGCAAGAGTTTCAACCTCACACAAGGGAAATATCACAATGTCGGCAATCACTACTATTGGCGACTAGTCATCGGTGTGTCTACAGAAACCGTTGAGATAGATGGCAAGAAATATCATTATGTGGATTTATCGGACATCGACAAGGACGCAGCCAGCGATGAGCCTATGGTTGATGACATTCTGAATCATTGCGGTAATAGAACGGACAACGCAAGGCAGAGTTGCTTGGTATTCTCTGCCGTTGATACCTATTCGCCTAGTGTTACTCTCTATCACGGAGTGAATGGTTATACTTTCAATAACAAGGAGTATGTGGACTATGGTGTGAACCATTCCACGAACAAGGCTTTCTTCCACGTCTACGGAGATATGTACTTCGGAGACCGACCTACTAGTGCCAATAACTACGAGGGTGATTCCTACATCAAGTATGATAGCGACAAGAAGAAAGTAACCATCAAGGGAGACTTGGATATTAAGTCCACCTACGATGGAAAGACCTTGGATAAGTACATCACCGAGAAGAGCTTGGATAAGAATGCCGTTGAGACCATTATCAAGAAATCGGAGACGATTACCGACCTTCAAAACCAGATAGACGGAGCTATTGAGACTTGGTTCTATGACGGCGTTCCTACACTCAAGACCGAACCTGCTAGCGGATGGGACACGGACATGATGAAAAAACATCTTGGGGATTTGTATTATGACAACAAGACGGGCAAGGCATACCGCTTTGCCAAGGATGGCTCTACCTATAAGTGGATTATCATCACAGACACGGAACTGACCAAGGCACTCGAAGATTCAAGCCAAGCACTCAAAGATGCAAAATCAAAGAGACGTATCTTCGGCTCTCAGCCAGTTCCACCATACGACGTGAACGATATGTGGGTCAATGCCACTTATCCTTCTGACGGCAGTACCTACAAGAATGAAATCTTGAAGTGTTCCACCTCCAAGGCAGAAGGTGAAGAGTTTGATATTGCCGATTGGAAATTGGCTAGCAAGTATACCGATGACACGAAGGCAGAGGAAGCAAAGAAAGCTGCTGAGAAGGCGCAAGCAGAGATTAAGAACACGCAAACTAATTTGATTACCCTCGGAACGACCGTATCTAACAATAAGAAGGCTTTCGATGTTTTTACCTCTGATGGCTACTTGGATAGCTCGGAGATTGCGGCTATTGCCCAGGATAGCAAGCGTTTGGAGGACGATTATAATGCAGCCGTTGAGTCGTATAATAATGTTGTTGGCTCTAAGTTCTTGTTGGATAAGGATGGTGAAGAAACGACCTATAAAACGGATTTGGTTTCAGCTAAGGCTACACTCGATAGCGCAAAAAATGAACTCATTACCTATCTTTCTGACATCGTAAGCAGATACAACGCTTCTGATTCAAATGGAAAGGCTACCATCAAGGCGGCTGCGGCTCAGAAGTATACCAACTTCACGAATGCTTATAAGGCTTTCTACGACAAGCTGGGTGTGGCGAACAACTATATCACGTCTAATCTGTTTGATGGTCTCAATACTAAGCTCATCACCAATATGGCAGGTCTTGAATACATCAAGGCTGCTCTTGTTGATGGAGACACAGTAGTCAAGGGTGGTCTTATCCTCTCTACATTGATAGCCTTACGTAACGATAAGGGAAATGTTACCGCAGGTATCAATGGAGCGGACACGAAGGAGAATGGCATCGCCCTTTGGTTAGGTGGAAAGGCTATCGACAAGCAAGCCTCCACGACAACAGAGGAAGAGAAGAAAATTGCTGCCAAGTCCCTCCTACGCTTTGACGGAACTGGCTATTTCGCAAACGGCAACCTTTGGTGGGACGCAGACGGTATTTTGCACGCAGACCCGACATCTTTCATTATCAACAAGAATAATGTTGGTGTACAGCTCGCTCTCTTTGCTCCTGTATGGAAGAGCGGAACGACCGACACAACAAAGCTGGCAAACGTATTATCTATCGACCCACAGAAGCCTTTCACTCATCTTGACGTATCGGGTAACGTGACAACCGAAGGCAGCTTAAAAATTGGTGGAATCTATCTATCGTATGATAGTGCCAACAATGCCCTTCGACTATCCAAGGACGCTGCTGGAAAGGAAGCAGCTAACTTCTATGCTCTTGGTGGTATTACCGCATACGGAGCAGGAGCATCTACCACGGGTGGTGGCGGCTTGATTGCAAGCGTAATCAGCTATGCGAGAATCTTAGAAGGAAGCTATACGGATGCAGACTTGACTAGTATTCCGAATGCCTATGCTATCAAGGCTCTCAGCAGCCGAATTGACAACATAGCCACAGAACTTGGCGGTCTTAATCTCTCTTGGAATAACATCACGGGTAAGCCATCTACATTCACACCTAGTGCGCATACCCATAAGTGGACAGAAATCACTGACCGCATCACGAAGGTAAGCCAGCTTACCAATGATAAAGGGTATCTGACTGCTCATCAGTCTCTCGCAAGCTATTATACCAAAGCGGAGATTGATGCAAAGGGCTATACTACCAATAAGGGTACTGTTACATCTGTAGCTCTTACCCTTCCTACTGGTTTGACGTGCGCAACTAAGACCATCACAACAAGCGGTACGTTTGCTATTAGTCTTGCTTCTGGTTACTCCATCCCAACAACAACAAAGCAGACGGCTTGGGATGGTGCGGTATCAGCAAAGCATACTCATAGCAATAAGTCTGTATTGGACGACATTTCATCCACTAAGGTAAGTCATTGGAATAGTGCCTATGACTGGTACGCCCTTATGACTACTGACGAGGAGACTGCGGACGGAATTATCAATAAGTGGAACGAGGTGGTGAGCTTCCTCGCCAATATTGCGCAGACAGACACTTTAAGTGGTATCGTTGATGGAATCAATAAGTCTATATCTGACGAGGTAACAAGAGCGAAAAAGGCAGAAGGGGTGAACGCTTCGGGCATATCCACCAACAAGACGAGTATCACCACCTTGCAGGGCTACTTTACAAGCGGTTCAGCGAAAAAGGCTCTCCAGCTCACGAATACTCACAAGCTTTGGGGTAACTCGTTTAACGGTACTGCCGATATTAACGGAAGTATCATCGTGCCTGACGGAAAGTACATCTCCATCGGCAACATAAAGATGGAGTATGATGCAACCAATAAGGCGTTGAAGATTACGAACACTACGACTAACGAGGTGGCAAACCTCTATACTAGTGGTGGTGTTTCTGCCTATGGTGTTGGGACATCATCATCCAGTGGTGGCGGCTTGAACGGCAGTGTGAAGAGTTATTCAAATGCCTTGAAGCTTACATCAGAATCGCTGTCTGAGATTGCCTCTGCCTACTCCATCAAGGCTCTTGATTCTCGTATCTCCAGCTTGGAAGGTGGTAGTGCTACTGCTATTTCTGTCAGCGGTAGCGGTAATGCGGTTACGTCTGTCACCAAGAATGGTACTACTATCAGCGTAGTTAAAGGTAGTACGTTCTTAACTAGTCATCAGTCACTTGATGGTTACGTTAATGCAATATCTGTAAGTGGAAGTGGGAATGCTATCACGTCTGTATCTAAAAGCGGAAAGGGTATTACATTTACTAAAGGTGCTACATTTTTAACTTCTCACCAAAGTCTTGCTAACTATTATACCAAAAGTAGTGTAGATTCACTTCTTAGTGGTAAGTCGGCAACTAGTCATACACATAGTGTAATAATCAACGGTACTACTAAAATTATTGCAGCTAGTGGAGGTACAGCTGTTAATTTAGGTACTTATCTTACTAGTCATCAAAGTCTTGCGGATTATGCTAAGAAGACTGATATACCTACTTCTCTTAAATCTCCAAATTCATTATCTTGGAGTGGATATAATACAGGTTCTTATGATGGTTCTAGTCCTAAAAGTTTTGTTATACCTAGTAATACTAATCAGTTAACTAACGGAGCTGGTTTTATAACTTCTAGTGCTAGCATTAGTGGTAATGCTGCTACAGCAACCAAGGTGAACCATTCCCTCTTGGTCTTCGGCAAGTCATTCAATGGCTCTGCTGACGTGACCGTTGCGGACACGGACTTGATTGCTTCCATATCGACAGGCACATCAAATGTGACCGACAAGACGGAGATTCTTACCTCCTATGCTAGCGATAATGGATTCAATGACAGCAACGCCAAGAACAAAATACATAGGAGACCAGCGTCTGCAATATGGGGCTACATCAACAGCAAGACTATCTCCAATGCGGACAAGTTGGATAACGTCCACCTCAATGGCATATTCACCGCTCTTAGCAACACGAACAATGGTGTGAGCATGACAATCGGAACGGTAGCAAAATCGTTGGCGAACATGCAAGTGTATTCGGCGACGAAACTTGTCACTGCTCGCAATATATCTATAGCTGGAAGAGATTTTGTTGGAAATGTCAATTTTGATGGTACAGGAAATGTGTCTCTTAATGGAGCTATCAACTATTGTACTATCAATATTGGTAATACCGACCCTAATCCATTCAAGCGTATTGCTCATATCAAAGTTGCACGCAGCTGGTACGATAACGCTCTTTTACTTTATATCAGCCAAGGATATCGTGGTGGAAACTTCGGTTTGTGTAGAGTGGAATTTAGAACTAATGATATAGCAAATAGCGATACCGCAGGAGGTGGTGTTTCCCTACGTTGGTTAATACGCCAAGGGTATGCTACCGATAGCATTCAAGCAGGATATTACATACATCTGAAAAATGCCTATGTTGATGTGTTCCTCAAAACTACAGGTGCATATCAAGGAACTGTGATTCGTGTTATACAAGATTCACGTGGTAGCATAAATAATAGCTTCGGTTTGATTAATTCAACTTATAACACGGAGGCTTATACTAGTTTGTCTGCTGCCGCCACCGCTTTGTATAATGTTGCGTACCAAGGTACGGTTAGCGGTACAGATACTTGTACTGTAAGTCATGCTAATTCTGCAACTAAACTTCAAACTCCTAGAACTATTTGGGGTCAAAGTTTTGATGGTACTGGTAATGTTAATGGTACTATATATATAAACAATAGTGATTCTGAAAACGGAGCTATAATATTAAATAATAATGTAAATGCTAATGCTCGTATATCAGCTATAAAAGACCAAGTAGTATTTAATACTGGTGCTGCTATTCGTTTTGGAGCAGTCGACTGGGAGTATAGTGATTGGGCTGGTCTTAAATATGATACTGTTGCTAATGCTATATATTTAGGTATAGCCGATGGAACTGTATTTAATTATTATTCTAATAAAAGAAGTAATGGTACACTTAAATTTCCAGGTATTACAACCATAACTCCTGATAGTGGAGCTAGAATTGGAGGTAGTGGTGGTGATTTATATTTAGGTAATGCTAATAATAGTAATATGGTGAAAGTTCAAGATATATGTAGTCAAAATGGTTCTATTTATTGGTATATATATCAAAGCGGTATTGCTCATTTTCGTAACATTAATGTTGCTGGTACTACTATTATCGGTGGTACTACTATTATCGGTGGTACTACTATTATCGGTGGTAATACTACTATCGGTGGTAATACTACTATCGGTGGTAATTGTCTTGCTAAAGGTGGAGTTACAGCTTATCAATCTTCTGACATCCGCTTGAAGCAGGATTTGCGGAAGCTGGACTACTTGGGTATCATCAAGGCAATGGGTGGCACGTTCGGCTTTGCGTGGAAGAAGGACAACACAAGGTCTATCGGTTGGATTGCCCAGCACGTCTTGTGCAACCCTCACTTAAAGGACATCGTGGAGACGGACGAGAAGGGCTACTACAAAATCAACTACTGGTCTCCGAAGCTGATTGCAACGGCATTTGGTGCTATCGAGCAGGTGGGCGATGAAGTCAGCAGGTTGAAGGCTCGGGTGGTCTTCCTTGAATCAGAGGTTCAGCGATTGAGTGGAGATAAGGAAGACTGCAACAAGAAGAGATTAGATAACAAGAATATTAATTCATTAAATTAGATTAGAAAATGGAGAATTTAAAGATTAACAAGAAAAGTGAACAGACAGCTGCCACTTACACCAAGGGCGGCTATCGAGTAGAAATCACCTACAATGTTGATAAGACGGGTGGCAACATTGAGAGCATCAATATGAGTATCTATGGTGATCCAAATGGCAACTATCTCGGCAATGCCAACGCAAGCTACAACGGCAGCGAGCTGACCTACAACATCAGCGGTGTTCCGCAGAGCAAGCTCAGTGAGGTATCAGCATTGATTAAGGAGGTCAATTCCGCTATCGCCGCTAATATGGCAAGCGAGGCAGCAGAGTAAGTATCGTGAGTATTAACGCAGGGTGGCTCTTATAGAGCTGCCTTGCCTAGTGTTTTAAGTTCTAAAGATTAAGCGTATGGAACGATTTATGTTATGACTTGCGAAAGTGTTCAATGTAACAGTAGAGCGAGTTGTTACTAAAGAAGTTGTAACAGAATAAGGAACTGAAGTTGAATATTTAAAAAATAAAGATTATGTCTTACAATAGTGAAAACGGAATTATTAGTGCTCCTGTTAGCATTGATGATGTTAAACAAGCTCTTGGAGAGAGTAGCAATGACCTTGCTACTCTTTGTAAGAGTGAAAATATAAATATATGGAGTAAGTATAAACCTATTAATTGTAAAGGTGAATTTAAAGAATATCCTATTAGAGAAGATTCTGATGAAAAAGCAACATCTTCATATAGTAAATTTACTTGTGTTGTTCGTTGTGGTATGAATATACCTATGGATACTTATAAGAACTTACGTTATAATTATGGAGGAGAAGGTTTTGCAATTAATGCTTGTAACAATCTTTATATAGATAATGTATATGGTAGAGTTGGCGGTATTCATGGTGATACAACTACAAGTGTATCAGGAAAACATTTTCCAAAAGGTGGTGCTAATTCTCCTTATAGATTAAGTGATTTTAGAAACTATAATAGTAAAGCATCAGGTAATACATTTCTGACTTCTATTCCTCAATTTCATACCGTTGAAGTTTATTATTCTTCAACTTTTAAATTTAATTGTGTATTATATATGAATACAAATGTGGATAATAACACAAATCTTACTATGGATGATATAATAACTGATTTATCTTTAGCTTGGTCTTTTTGGATTCAAATTCGTTATGATTCACCATATAATACTACTGATAAGATTTATAAAAATTATTATGTTGGTAATTGCAAAAAACCAACAGATTATATATATGCTGGTAGAGAAATAACTTTTGATATAGGTAGTGGAGATAAAGTTATTGATATTGTGCCTTTTTTAGCATATACTCGTAATGCAACTTTATATGATGATACAAAAATAATTTTCATATCTCTTCCGGGTGCTATTAGTTTTAAATATTATCCTAGACAAATTTATATGGAAAGTATTAAAAGTGGTTCTAGTGGTTTTGTTGATTTCTCATCGTTGAGAGAATTAGTTGGTGCTACTTGTATTTGTAAAGCTAAAATATATAAACTTCCTGATGCTGCATTAACAGTTAATGATGGTATATTTAGAAGCGTTTGTAAGTATGGTAATAATAAGACAACATACGGAAGAGGTTATGTATCTAATAGCTCTGGTCAAAATACAGGTTCTGTAACTATTCCTGAAGGTGATAGAACAGATTATATTGAAGTATATATAAGATTTGATAATGTTTATGAAGGAGGTTATTATGGACAAATGTGTCAATTATCTTTTGAAATTAATATAGATGGTGGATGGAAACAAGTTCCTCCAGGAGGTAGTTATATTATGCATTAAAACGCAAATATTATTAATGTAACAAATGTGTTAGAAATGTATTTGTGGTTTACGTTCTCACCGAGAAAGCAGACACATTGCGACCTAGTGATTATCCAACGTGGGGAAGCTGATTTTTAAAATTCGTAAATTTTGCTCCTCCTGCATTGCTATTCGGAATTATTTTCTTAACTTTGCACTGTTAATAGGAAAGGTATTCTGCTATGGCAATCTGGCGAAGAATATTGTATAACATAAAAATAAAGAAACAATTATGAAAAAGATTAAGACAATCGAGGCTGTTGCAGCCTACAGAACATTGAAGGCATTGAAGACATCATCTATGAGCGATGATGCCGCTATGCGAGTTTGGAAGAATATGAAGGCTTTGCGCCACGTAGCCGATACCTACGACAAGGATGTGGAAGAAGCGCAGGAGAGCTTGAAGGACGATAAGTTCGAGGAGATGCAGCTCAAGCTTCAGGAGTGCCAGCAGTTGGAACAGAAGCACGCCAATGAGGGCTACGAATACACCAAGGACGATTCAGCCAAGTTCGCTGAGGTCAATGAGTACTTCTTCAATCAGAAGCAGAAGACAGAGAAGTATTTCAAGGAACTTGCCGACAAGGAGGTAGAGGTAGCCATCGAGGAAGTTGAAGAGAAAGAGCTTTTCAAGGCTGCTAAGGATTGCGGCTTGAAGTTCGCTGATATGGAGAGCCTTGAGGTTGTGATAGGATAAACACTAATAGCGTTAGAATTTGGTAAGGAAGCCGTTCTAACGCTATTTTTGTAGCCATCTACTTTCAGATTGTTACTTTTTATAAAGTTTAACACAGAAATATTCTCATTTCCGCTGGTTTTGTGCAAAAAGGTGTATCTTTGCAGCACTTTCCTTATTATTAAGAATGAGGAACTAAGAACAAATAATAAAACAAAAGGAGAAGAATTTATGACTAAAGAGGAAGAAGATGAAGTCCATCGGTTAGTTCAATCAGTCGGTGTTGTACAGTTGTCAAGAGTAATGTTTAAGGACATGGACGTTAGCGAAATGATAAACGTCATTATCCTTGCAGGTAGAGGCTACAGCGTAAAGCTACTCACTTGGTTTAAGTATTATTGTGAAGTGATGCCTCTGTTTATCATGCTTTTTCATATTGCATGCATGGTAACATTTGCGTCTCATGAAAAAGAAATGTGCGTATGGTTTAAGGAGAATTGGGTATCGGCAGCATTTATCTATTTCTCAGTTTACATCCATCCGCTTGTGCTTATACTTGCTAGCAGATTCTTTTGGCTCTGCTACAGATGGCGTATTCCGATGATCATCTACCTATTTGGGATAAATGCTATTCATATTGTATACTGGAATGTTTTTACCACCAACGAAATGGTGGAATCTAATGTTGTAATACTTGTAATGACCATTATATTTTATGTATATGGTTTTGCCGATAAGTATTACTCAGGCAAGGGCTGTCAAAGTTTAATCTCTAGATTATAATGATATGGGAAAGTTATTTGGTTATCACACCTTGGGAGTGTTATTAAAATCGTTATCGGATTCTTGTTTTCGAGCAGACGAGCAAGAGAAGAGAGGGGAGAAGGTAACTGCTTGTGGAATGAGTAGCGATGAGATAGAAGACCTTTGTGAGAACTATCTGCCGTATGCTCTCAACCCTATGTTGAGCACCGAGGAGGTCAAGGAGAAGCTTCACGTTTCTGATGCAACATTGAATAGAATGGTTGCTAGAGGTGACATTCCGAACGGAGAATGCAAAAAGCGAGGGCACACCCGATATTTTAAGAAGTGGGATATACTGCACTTCATTAAGAGTAAGAGAAAATAATAGTTGAACATGTAAGTGTTCCTTACAAGTTGAGTAAGAGAGGTAAGTGATTGCCTCTCTTTTTTGTTTCAGTTTGCGTGAGTGACTGTTGCAAAAATTGCAACAGTCACTCTGACTTCCTTTTTTTTTATTTTTACATTTTCAAAAAGTCTTCTATATCTATGTACTCAATACCGAAATTCTCCGCACATTGTTTGTCGGAGTCCGAGAAGTCACCTTCTTTTCCGCTAGCATCACCTATCATTATCAGCTCACTTTTCTTCCAAGAAGAATACGACTCAAGCATTCCTGTATTTGGCTTTCTCATTTCTATCTCTGCATGCGATGGGCAATACATAGAGTTGACGAAGATATTTCGTCCGGTATGATTGCGAAGATATTTTTGCATAAAGCTTTCAATAGCCTTAATCTTGCCGATAAAATCCTGTTCGTCAACAAATTGAGGGATGCCTCCTTGGTTTGAGACTATTTCAACATAGTAAAGAGTAGGGAATGCATCTACAATCTTATCCAAAACCTCTTTACGGATTTTGAAATCTGTTACATCTGTAGGAAAGGTGTTTCCTGATATAGTTGTAATAATCGTGTCGTCTAAATCAATGAATAATACTTTTTTCTTGATTAAATATCCTTTTTCTGTCATAATTTTGCTTTTTTTCTATATTGATATATTAATATCTTTATCTACGAAAATTAAGTTTGTAAAACACAGTTGTTTCGGTGTGTCTCACCATTTTTATTACAATGCAAAGATACGACAAAAAAGATGGCTTTGCAAATAAATTAATGCAAATTTTAAAACGTTATCTGTTTTTAATGAAATCATTAACAATTCTCTCTATGGTGTCTTGCTTGATAGCTATAGGGGCATCACCTTGATATTCTATCACTTGGTTGCCGCATTCCTTCCAAAATAGGTTGCTATTGATGCGTTCGCCATCTACCAAGATCCAATCCGGATGATGTTCAAACGAATGCATATTAGTTAGCGGAACGAGAATGAATAATTTATTCTCCATCTTGTTTACGAGTACCGACAAGTCATTATCATCAAATGTAATGATAACTCGATTTTCATTCTCAGATAGAACGTTAAAATCCTCATTAAAACGTTCATAAAGGTAATTTTTGATTTTCGAACAACTCATATTCTTGTAATTTTATAGGAGGGCAGATGGAAAAATCCAAGGTCTGCCCACCAAGTTAAACTTATAAGGAAATCTTCTATAATATCGACTGACAGAGCCATCCCATAAGATAGCATGGTTCTTCGCCTTGCATATCTATTCCCAGATGGTTGCATATATGTGCTACTACATGAAACATTTCATGTGTGAGACTATTTATATACTCACCTTCAGAAGTAGATTTGCAAATGAGCACAACACTTGTTTTCTTTGAAACATTTGTGTATGTCAATCCTTTGTTTGAAGAATCGGTTGAAATGTGGTCGTATGCATCCAATAATGGTTGCCCCTTACAATCAATGGAACTTAGTAAGTCCATAGCTTCGTCAACATCTTCTTGATTAGCTACATGACATACAATCACATTCCAATCGTATTTCTCCAAGTAAATTTCTTGTTTAATCATAATACATCATCCCATGGAATGCCGATACCATTATGGTTGCAATCGGCATAAAATCTATTGAAAATAAATCCGTCCGCTTGGTCTGGGTCATCCACCATATCCTTAATGAATTGAGCCAAAGCAGCTTCGTCCTTTAAAGAGGACTTAAAGAAATCGGCTCTAGCCATGTTTGCGACATAGACGAAATCGTAATTGTCGGCATTCTCCAACTTTACGTTATTGACTTTAAGAAGTTCCTCGACTGTATCTTTTTCTGTCGGTTCAACTTTTTCGAGCTTACCAGTCGTTGCGTTTGTCTTGCGCATTAAGGTAATAGCCCAATCGCACATCTTTTTATTGAAGTGCCAGCCATTGTAGCGAAGGTATGCAATCATCCCTTCAGGCTTCATATCGTATGCGTCAAGTGGTATTTTGTATCTTCCCATAATAAAAGCTTTTAAAGGAGGTGGAGATTTCTCCCCACCTCAAAGTGTAATACTAATAGCGATAACCGCCACCTCTGCGACCACCATGTCTTTCACCATAGCGGTCATCATCGTCATCCCAATTGTCTCGGTAATCCGGCATTGGGTTTCTGTGACCCATTCGTCCATACTTGTCATCCCCCATTTCATCAATGCAGTGCATGAGTTTACCACCATACTTAAGCATCTTCTCTACAAGTTCTGACATTTCATTTACCTTGTTTTCGGTAATTTCTATCATGTATCCCATAATGATTTACTTTTTTGTATTAACTTTTTCCAAAGCCACTGACAACATAGACTTAATATCGGTCAAAGTTCCCTTCATTCCGCTAACCTCGCTTTTGAGGTTATTGATGTCTTCTTCCTGTTGTCTGTCTTTGGCTATTTGTGGATTCAATACGGCACGCATCTTTGCGCACTCTTCCATAACCTTTTTGTGGTATGGCTCGCTTTCCACAATCTCCTTAGAATGCCGATACATAGCCTCAACTTCCGCATCCATAGCTTCACGGCTTTCAGAAACCACGAGGTTTTCCGAATTTGCAATTTGCATATTGGATGGGAGTTGTTTGAACTCCATTTGTTCATTAGGCAATTTTACGACAACATCAACGGTAGTCTCCATTGGTTGTGGGTTGAATTGCCCAGGAGTATATGTTGGGAACTTAGGTTGTGGGTTACTGACCGATACAACCTGTCCGATTTTAAGACTTGGGTTTTCACCCTTGTCAAGCACATAGAATATGCTGTTAGGTCGAAGTCCTTGAAACATAGCTTTGTAATGTTAATTGTTAAACAATACCCGTCATTAGCTGAAGGGTGTTAGTATCTCGCTCGAACCAAAACTGATAAACTCCAGTTCCTGCAATGTCGGCTACCGTCAAAGGATTGCCGTTGAACTTAGTTACAGCTTGGGTTACGCCATTGGTCTCGAAAAGGATTGGCAGCGTATTTGTCGTACCAGTCGGAATAGCTTGATGTAGGTTCACAAAGATAGTTCCCCTATAGTTAGCATTCACGAAGGCGTGGTTTCTGAACGAGAAAACGACATTTTCGGTGTTCACCACCACGCCTGTAGATGCGATAGCTGCCGAGCCGTTACGATTAACCCATGCAAAAGGTCTCATCCATAACATAGCAGCCTCCTTTCCTAATTAACCCCAAAAGCTTGCATTGTTGACACCATTCAGACCATATAAGCCTGTTTGCCAAGCAACACAATTTGGAACAGCAGTAAATGGACTGTAGCTGGTTGTGACAGTTGATGGAAGCTTACACTTGATACCATCTACCTCTTTTTGCAAGCCAGCTAACATAGCGTTGACAGGTGCCATAGCTTGACCTACAATCTGCGAAGTCATGGCAGAAGACTTATAAGTTCCATTCTCTTCACGAAGATGGTCTATCTTGTCCTGCATATCTCTGAGTTCTGCTTGGCGTTGGCCATTAACTACGGTCTGAGTACTATCTTTAATAGCATTCAAAATGTCGCATGTCTGACCCTTGGTTTCGAAAGCAACATTAGAAAAGCCTCGTTCCTGACCTACTGCTACATTGTTGATGGCATTCTGCAAAGTGCCAGTCTGCTGACACATAGCCAACTTGACGTTTCCGTCCATAGCCGTAATATTGTTATTTACACGGCAGCAGCAGTCAGCGAGTTGTGATGCAATCTGCATGTTACCTTGCTGAAGAGCGTTGATGGTTTGCATTCCGCTCATACCTACTTGGTTGCCCACGTTCTGGACTTGGGTTGTCAAGGCAGAGATTGCTTGTTGAATCTGTCCTTCAGTACAATTGAGCTGAGTAGCGAGATTACTGAGTGCATTACGATTGCCACCGATAGCATCCATAAGCAAGGAACGACCATAGTCATTGTTGATTTCATTGGCAAGACCTGCGCCATTGCCACGACCACCAAAGCCGAAACCATTACCGCCCCAACCACAGAAGCAAAGGATAAAGAGCAGCCAAATGAACCAAGAACCATCGCCATTGCCGAATCCGTTATTACCCTTCATCGCAAGAAGAACGTTTGGGTCAACGCCTCTCTGTTGGAGCAAAGGAGCTATCAAGCTCATCATTCCTCCATTGTTACCTGAACCCTCTGGATTAAAAACATAAGTTTTTGATGTCTCCATAAGAATAATCTTTTTGTGTTAAACCTTTATTAAACTAACTCTATGTAACGTTACGGCTGCAAAGTTACGAATAATAAGCAAAAGGTTTAATAACTCTATCAAACTTTCTTTTAATCGCTAATAATCAATAAGTTAAAGTGATAGGAGGTAATATCATACTTTCGAATGCATGAAAAACAAAGGCTTGTTTGCAAATTCTGTTTGCAGAAAACGATAAATGCAAACGGAACTGCAAACGGAAATTAAGCACACACAAACTTGAAACCAAATTTTTCAGTATAGTATTCCTCTTTAGGGTGTCTTTTTGTCTCGGAGTCATAGCAGAGAATAAACGGCTCACCCTTAGAGTAGAAATAGTTATAAGACTTTCGCAAATACATCTTTGCATTCAAAGCCTTTGGGGAGAGCTTTCTTATTCTTAACCTCGTTTCTTGAGGCTTACCCGACAATACTCTAAGTTCATCCATTTTATATTGCATATGCAGCTTTCTGCCTTTACTAGCATACTTTTCTTTATTCCAATAGCTTCTCAAAGACTTGTTACGCTCTTTACGAATCCTATTTATCGTTTCTACATCGTGTTTCAAGCCAAGCTTACTGACTTGTCCTAATATTGTAGACTGAGGAATATTCGTTACTTCTGAGATTTCTCTCGCTGTCATCGTTTGGTACATGTCGGAGATTTTGCGGATAGTCTCATTATTCAATTTATTGTCTATTTTCGTTCCACCTAAAATAGTGATATACTTGTATAATGTATGTAAGGTTACACCAGCAGCCTTGGCTACTTCCTTTCGTGGGTAGTCATTGATGTGGACTTTGATATAGTCCATCTGTTCTTGTGTTAGTCTTCTTGGCATTCTTCGTCCTCCTCAAAAGAAAATCCGTATTTGTTCTTGTAGAATTCTTCATCCATTCTGCGAGTATTCCGGTCATAACCTAAGATGTATGGTTCACCTTCAAACGCAAAATACCCATACTTATTTATAAGATGGTACTTGGCATGATATGATTTTATCGGCATTTCTGAAAATTTGAATTTCGTCTGCTGCGGAATACAGGATATAACTCGGAATTTCTCCATCTGCATAGTTCTTTGCCAGCTTTTCACCCTTTTGCCAATAGTTGCTTTATCATATGCTTTTTTTAAGTTAGCCAAACTATTCTTTTTAAGTCTTTCGATAGTTTCTTCTGAATGAGTAAGCTTTAGCCTTTTAGCAGCTTTGCCTACCGTAGACGGATGGCATCCTACAATTACTGCAATCTCTCTGACCGAATGGTCAGGATAAAGCATTGTGATTTGCTCGTCACGCTTCTTGTTGGGTTGCGGAACAGGTCTTTTATGTTCGATTTTACAATTGCAATCATGTAGAATCTTATACAAGAATTTCACGCTGACACCCATTCTTTGTGCCAACTTGTATCTTGGTCGTTCATTTATGTGCGCCTTAATAAAGTTTATTGTGTCTTGTTCTATAACTTTCATTTTTATTCAGTTTTTGTGGTGTGTCTCACCTGTTTTTTGCAAAGATAATGAGATTTTATTGGCAGAGCAAATATTTTAATGTGTTATAACTTAGTTTAAGGAAAAATTTAATTATTTGCACAAAAATTAATTGTGCGGTTTTCTGACTCGGCTATTTCCACATTATTATATATAAATAGCTATCTTTGCAACAAAAAACACAAAGAAATGACAGCGGAAACTATTCAATTAATACAGACGGGAATTAATCTTCTTTGTGCATCGGGTGTAATCTCAACGCTGCTGTACTATAATAGTAGAAAGCGAAAGGAGGCGGCACTCGCATCGCAGGAAGAGAATAAGACTATTTCATCATATGCCGATGAGTGGAAGGCTCTCTATGAACGTTCCAACGAGTCGGTCGTTAATCTTAATAGTAAAGTAGATGAATTGTATGAGGAAATCAACCAATACAGAATTACGATACGCAATCTTAGGGACGAGAAGAACGATTTGAAGCTTGCCTTGCATGAGGCACAATGGAACAGATGCATCAAGGATGGATGTCAACTTAGAACCCCACCAAGAAAGCGAGAATCCTTAGAATCGTTGGTTGAAAATGAAGAAGATGCGATATATCGTGATAGGGAGGATTAAGTTATGATAAAGTATCTGAAATTACTCATACAAGTTAATAGCGGACATTCAAGCAAGGCATTCTTCTTAGTGTCCGTTACTCTGATAGGTCTCTTGATGCTCCTGGTTGTCTGCTTTATCTTAGTGTGGGAAGTGGTGACTTATGGGACGATCAAGACCGATTTGATGGGGTTAAGTGCATTTGTTGGTAGTGTAGCTAGTTTGTTCGTTACGGCTGGCATTACCAAGACGATAGGGGAACGTGGCGAACATCAAAACATAAACGACAAATAGACTATGGCAGACTCAAGTATTTTACAACCATTCATCCTCTCATTCGAGGGTGGATATTCTAACAAAAAGAGTGATAGGGGAGGCGCAACGATGAAAGGCGTGACTCTAGAGACGTTCCGTAAAGTTTATGGTGCTAGTAAGACTGCATCGGACTTGAAGAAGATAACTGATGAACAATGGCATCACATATTCAAGAAATATTATTGGGATGCTTGCAAGGCTGACCAAATCAACAACCAGTCTGTGGCTAATCTCTTGGTTGACTTTGCTTATAATAGTGGAGTAAGCAGAGCCGTACAAAAGATTCAAACTATCGTAGGAACAAAAGCTGATGGCATCATGGGTAATATGACCTTAGCTGCTATCAATTCATACAAACAAGGTCAATGGGCGTTGTTCGATAAGCTGAAGGTGTCACGAATTGCCTTTCTCAATGCGATTGTGAACAATGACCCAAAGCAAAGTGTGAACCTGCATGGATGGCTTCGCAGGGTTGGAAATATACAATACGGAAAGCTCGTATGTAATAACGGAAAGATAATCACTTGGTAATCTATATAGGGTGTTATGATACACCCTATTTTTATATATTTTTCAAATTCTTAACAATCCAAGAACCTATTGTTATATTCTCTTCTTTAGCTTTCTGCTTTATAATTTCTGCTATATCTTTAGGTATTCTAATGTGTAAATATACATGATTTAGTGCTTTTCGTCCAGATCCTTTTCTTGCACCGCCTCGTTTAGATGTTTTATTACTATTCATATCTAGTATTTAATGCTTGTGTTTAATAGACCCTCAACATTCCGGTTGGACAGAATGACGTGCCGTATTTCTTGTCAATCTCACCCAAGTAGAGTGTAATCTTTCGGCAGCACTATTTCTGCGATACTCGTATTGTTTTTTATTAAGATAAGCCATAAAGTTGCTTTGACCGTGATAGCGAGGGCTTAATATCTTTTTGTTTTCTTTCCGTTTATGTATTCTTCTTGCCACACCTCATTATAATCTGATATATCGTTTGAATAGTAACAGATTATGGTTACTTGCGCAAGACCCGCATCTAATGATGCTGATTCTTTATAACGAATGTTCCCAGAGCCAATATCTAACGAATATTTCTTAGCCATTTTGACAGCTTCTCTATAGTTGTCTGCTCCATCGAACTCTACACTTTCGTAATCGTCTTCCACGCTACCTTTTACGTGCTGTTTAAGAGCTATCTCGTATTTGGGATATACTGTCTTTCCATAGATATTTTTCATATCTTATACCTTATCCGTGTTGGTGAGGGCTGAAATTTATTGTAGTATTAGAAAATTTCCTCTACTTCAAACTCTACGCTACTCTCCCAGTCGTATGAATCAATATTATCTATATCGTCTGAGGTAAGATAATAATAGGCAGTTATTCTCCATCCATCTATCTCTATAGGTTCACCAGCATACTCATCCTTGCCGAGATGTGAAGGATTTTCGAAAGATGGATACATAAGTCTGCTAGTTGGTTCTTTATCGGTTTCCATTGCTTCATTAACGATTTCAGAGCCGAACGCCAAATAAGCTTGTGATTTACTTAATCTACTCATAAAATAGACTTGACCGTGATGTCGAGGGCTGAATTTTTGTTATGGGTATTGTATGGCTAGAAATGCCAATGTTGAAGTAAGACTTGTGTATCAGACGAAACCGTCATTTTTGCGAAATCTGGTATCGTGTTACAGATTCCGTTTAATTCCGCTTTATTCATCAATTCCTGCGCCTCCTCTTTTGTATCAAACAAAGCTGCATCAGTTCTTGATGAAACATAATGCAAATCACTACCTAAGAATGCAACAATCATGTGTCTGCTATTATAGATAGTTACGTAATACACCTTTCTTCTGTCGATTATTTCTTCTGTAGAGTTTTGTAATTTCATATTTTTCCGCTTATCCGTGCTGCGTAGGGCTTAATGGATTATTAACCTTATTTCTTAATTACATCGCAAAGATACAAACAATAATTGAAAAATGCAACTAAAAACCAAAGATTTTCTTTGTAATTAATAATATTTTGCTGAAAAGAGTAGTCTCGTAAGGTTCATTAACAGAAAAGACTTATTTTTCACTTTTCTTGTTTTGCAAAAACGAAGTCTATAATTTGTATGGATATAGTAATATAAATGTTTATCTTTGCACACAAAAAGGAGGTTGATATGGAGCTTAGATTTGATTGGTGGCGTTGGCTCGTTACCATATTGGTAGGTTTCTTCATCATGCTGATGATGTACGGATGCCGGACGACTAGATATGTAGATGTAGAAAAAGTGGTGCGAGATACTACTACTTACGCCCATTGGGACTCAATTGTCAACGAAAGGGTCAAGCTTATTCGGGACAGCTTGCTATCTTATCATTGGGAGCAGACCGAAAAACAGGTTAAGGATTCCACATACATAAAGGATGATGTCAAGACAAGGGTAGATGAGAGTGGTAAGGTGCTAGGTAAGGATTCTACTCATATAGAGATTAGATACAGGGACAGCAAGGAACTATCCAAGGTTCGTGATAGCCTTATTCATTATAAGGAGATAGCAGAGCGAGCGAGTATATATAAGGCTCAGAGGGATAGCCTAAACAGAGAATTGAGTATTGCCCAGACCAAAAAGGAATATATTGAGAAAGACTTGGAGGGATGGGATTTGTTCTATTGGAAATTCGGTATGATTTCCTTTTGGGTCGTTTCCTTGATGCTGGTTACAATGATTTTCTTTCTCACGGTAAAATATAAGAAAAAGTTATTTTATTAGGTTGGTTTTTAGTTATTAAGGTTTTAGATTGGTTTAAGGTAACAACTTATGGAGCAGCTGCCAGTGATGGTGGTTGCTCTTTTTTTTGTCTTGAAAATGCCTTAGAGTGTAAAATGTTAAAATTGCAAGCGGCTTAATGTATTTGTAGTTTTGTATACGTAACTAAAATTGTGTTATGTGTTAAAAATGCACAATTAGAGTAGAATAATACATTAAAGCCCTTGCAGTTTGAAAATAAATTAGTATCTTTGCAGCGTGCTTTGTTGGTGCTGACACGCTTACAAGAATCAATAAGATTTTCCGTGGCGAAAGCCATACCACGATAATCCTTACCTAGATTTCGGTGTCAGACGAATGAAGGGTAAGGATTTCTTTTTAGAATCCTTGTTTTGAGTCGAAACATTCTTAGATTGCTCTAGGTTAGCAATGGGCAATAATTGTTGGAGTAGGCGAAACACAGATAAGGTAAACAAATAAGGAATTTATGGGAAAGCATTATTTACACATACGTATGGACTTGGTAAAGAAGTATACCTATGGTGCGTCATCGCAAGAAGTGAAAGCGCACAAGGAGACTCTTTGCTTTGCCATTTGGTGTAAGATGCAACGCAGAAATTCTGTAATATTTAACTTAACCATCAAGGATGTAAAGAAAAAACTCGGTGTAGGCTATCCAAAGGCAAGAAAATTGCTAAAGGATGTCAAGGAGGATGGACTCTTTACAGAACTTGGTAACGGGCGATTTATCGTGAATACGTTCCGTGATAAAGAAAAGAAGCCCAATAAAAAGGGCGGTCGCTTTCAAGGGGCTTACGTTTGTCGTATTCCTATTAGTAAGGACTATAAGCTAAAGGAGTTATATTCTATAGTCAACAATATTTTGTACACATTGGTTATTAGTGGTGCTCGTCAAGACTGTTTTAACGTTGGCAACAATGATTGTGCTTGGCATCAACTAACTACTAACTCGTTTGCAAAGGTTGTGAATATGGGTCATGGCTCTATATGCCGAATCAAGAAGAATCTTATCTGCGAAGGTAAGATTAAGTCCACGTATGCGGAAATGCACATGGCAGATGATAGAAACGAGGGAGAGATGGAACGAACATTGCAAAGGTTTGGTCGTAGGAACTTTACGTTTAACGTAGGTAACCTGCACTATTTAATTATACCTTGCTCTTACTCTTTTGGAGACCGAGAGACTTCTATTGCTATCAAGCACAGAATCTATGGTTATAAATTGAAGGGACATCGAATGCAAATAAAGGAAAATGGCACAATAGGAAATCTACCTGATGACTTCTATGGTGGGTAAGTTCTATTTTGGACATTTTCATATTAGTAGTTAGTTGGAATAAGTATAGGAGTCTTTAAGAGGCTAACGTGTTCCTTGATATATTACGTGTTATTATTATATATACGAGATTATGAAGAAGATAGAAGAAAAGTACTTGGAATCAGAACATCAAGTTAGAGCTTATGATGTTTATCTGAGTTCATATCGTGTGAAAGGTGCAAATCGAGTGTTGGCTTATAGTCGATTGTATGATGGTGACAAATTCATTCGTGACAACTTCCTGGTCAACGAGCAACAAGCCGACAAAATAGAGGCTATGTTTGACTTGGTTAATAGAATATTGGAAACTTGTAAGGATATAGACTTGTTTACGATTCGTGTTTCAAACAAAACTTTTGCGAATTTAGTGAAGAATGCTGACTTTGCGGAAGAGTCTAATCGCTACTTTGGCAATATATCTAGATTTAAACGTCTGCTTGGCAAGAGGGAGGTGATAATTGTTATTCCCAATTGGTGTACCGCAAACAAAAAAGATTATGCTATTGACGAAATGGCAAAGGATTTGTATGAGAGGATACCATCTTCCCGAGTCTTTTCGGGTTTCTGTATAAAGAAAAATTGGATAGAAAAGGGCTTTATCGAAGATTTGTGGGACTTGTTATGGAAAAACGAATGGAGACAGAAAGATGGAAACTATTGTGATGATTGGCGAACATTGGCAGGTGCTTACAACTCCGTTTTGCGAACAGGCAAGAATGCAAAGTATGGAAAGGTTCAACCTAAGAAAGAAGAAACTGTTGTGGAAAGAAAAAGGCTTCTTCCAAACTATATTTGCTATACAGATGGTAGCTGCGATAACTATTCCACCCATAAGGCAGGTGGTTCTGCGTATATTGTTGTGAATACATCTACAGGTGAACTTGAAAAGGTCAAGACACACCATTGCTTGCATACTACCAATAATAGAATGGAGATGTTAGCGATAATATCAGCCGTTAATTATTGCCCGAAAGGTTCTGTCATAGAGGTTCGAAGTGATTCCAAGTACGCATTAAAGATGTTCCGATATACAGATTGGGAAATAGGCGCAGATATAAAGAACACAGATTTAATCAAGTTGTATCGTAAGTGTGCAAAGGATAAGCTTGTTATTTTGACTTGGGTAAAGGGACATAATGGCGATGATTTGAACGAGCAAGCGGATTGCTTGGCTTTTGGTGCATATGAGAAAGCATTAAAAGAGAATGGCTTACCAATGGCTCCTGAGAAGTATCGTGCTATGAGACGAGGCAAGCAGACGGTGTTTGAAACAGATAATTAAAGATAAATTTGATTTATTATGAAAGAGTTAAGTTTTGATAAGCTATACGTAAAGTTTAGCAATTTATATTGTGAGTATCGTAGTAGAAAGCAATTCTTGAAGTGGTTGAAATCCTCAAAGAATCTTTCTGAAGAGTTGTTTGAAGTAACGCCAAGTGAAGGTGGTTCGTTTGACGTTGTGTTGTCTTTTGAAGAGATAAAGGATGTATTCCCGATTATGGAGAATTCATTGCCTAAGTACGAAAACGATATAAAGCAAGTTCTTTTGGCTATAAAGGAAATGGGACAGCTTGAAGTTGCAAAGATATGGCATGAGGATGATTGGGGTGATGGCTTTGTAGAGGATTTTTGTAAAACCCATGATATTTAATGAAGATACGGACGTTTGAACTTTGTGCCGGATATGACTCTCAACTGATGGCTTTAGAGCGGTTGAAGAAGAAATATTCTGATTTCGATTACGAGTGCATCGGATGGTCTGAGATAGAGCCAAATGCAATAGCTTTGCATAATGCTTGCTTTCCTAGTCTATCCGGCAAGAACTTTGGTGACATGACCAAGATAGATTGGAGCAAGGTAGCCGATTTTGACTTGCTGACATATTCAACACCTTGCCAGTCTGTTTCGCAAGCCGGAAAGCAGAAAGGAATAGAGGAGGGAAGCAATACACGTTCCTCTATCCTTTGGTTCACAAGAAACGCCATTATTACCAAGAGGCCGAAATACCTCTTGATGGAGAATGTAGAGGCTTTGGTTCAAACAAAGTTCATAGGGTTCTTTAACAAGTGGCGCAAGGAGTTAGAATCATATGGATATATCAACTTCGCTAAGGTGGTAAATGCAGCCGACTGCGGTGTTCCTCAGAACAGAAAGCGTGTATTCATGCTCTCTATACGAAACGATGGTGATAAGATAGATTATCATTTTCCGAGAAAGACAAAACTAGAGAAACACTTGGTTGATGTCTTGGAGGAAAATGTGGATGAGAAGTACTTTTTTAGTGATGACTTGCTATGTAAAGAGAAATTTGTATCGAATGAATGGAAAGAACCTATGAGTGCAGCTATAAGAACTCGTTCTGAGGGGAAGTGGATAAAAGGCGAAAAGCATAGTTCAAAGGTCGAACTTGGAAAGAACATAGCCAATACCATTACATCTGCGAGCAAGGACTCCTTGGTTGTGCTTGGAGAGACAAGGTTGCGCATTAGGCGTTTGACTCCGAGAGAACTCTTCCGCTTAATGAACGTTGACGAAGAATACATAGACAAGATGCTTGAAAGTGGAGTGTCGAAGTCAAGTCTTCAAAAGGCTGCTGGAAATTCGATTGTCGTAGCTTGCATGGAGAGGATATTCAAGGAACTTTGGTTTTCTGAGAGTAATGTTAAGGTCGCTGATGATGGTCAGCTATGCTTATTTTAAATATTGACGATATGATGTTTTTAAATATTAACGAGAAAAAGGAGAAAGCAAATGCTATCTCATACAAGATAGATGAGTACATCTGGGGACGAAAGGATTTTGTTACCGATTGCCCCTATGGTGAGAAAGGCAGATACACCAATGCAATTAATAAAGTTGGTGATTTGGGGTGTAATACTTGTGAATGGCAGGTAAGACATGACCCAAGTACGCAAGTTGTGATGTGCTCCCATCCAAAGGTGTAGAAGAGCGAGATTAATAAACTTTTTAAGGATATGTGATATGGATAAGGAGAAATTAAAGAATGATTACGAGAATGCTTGCAATGCTTACTTGAAGGCATTCTGTGAGAAGCATGAATTTTACGGATTAGATAATCCGGAGACATTTTGGATAGGTGACCAAGTTGGAGGAATAGCTAATTGTGGCGATTTGACTTTCGATATGGCTACTATTGTAACAGATATTGAAAAGGAAGCTCCCGAAGAAGAGTTGTTGAAGTGGTACGATTATACTATTGAAGCTAGAGAGTTCAATTTGCCTGTTCCAAACTTCGACCATTGGCTTATGGGGTGTCCTATAACACCAAGTAAATGGTTCGAGATTATGCGAGCAAAGCGCAAGGAATTTGAGGACTTGTTGAAACAAGAAAATGAAAGGTTGAAAAATGGAAAGAAGTAATCTTTTTAATCATTTGTTGAGGATATTTGATGAAGGTCTCAGTATGAAGACTACCGAACTTGAATATGGTACACTTGAAGTTACTGTAGAGAATCGAAGCCAAGACAAGAAAATCACATTCTTAGCAAAGGGTATGGAGGATGCCAATCAGAAAGCAGCGGAATGGCAGGTTGGACAAATGCTCTTGAATTGCGATGATTTCGAGGAGATTGTTATGTTCTTGGCTCAAAGAAAGAAACTTAAAAAGGAAATGTCAAATGGATAAGAATTTTAGAAGTTGTTTTTGTTGCGTCCATTTCTTGGTAATACAAAATACAAGTATAGGAAATATTTTGAAATGCAAGAAAGGTAGCACTACGAAAGTACAAGGGAAGCGAGTGACAGAAATCGCTGCAAGATGCAAAAATTACAAAGCGTGGGGCACACGTTAAAGAACATAGTAAGATAAAATTAAGGATAAAGGTAATTGGCCGCATGAGTATTTGAGAAAGAGAAAAATGTAAAAAGTTTAAAATAAATGGTAGAAACTATATTAAACAATTAAAATACATTAATAATATAAAGAAACACGTTAAAACGCTTGCATGTTTCGAATATTCTTTGTATCTTTGCATTGCAATTAAGAAATAAAGGTTATTAATTTGAAAAGGTGAGACACACCATAAAAACTGGGAATGATGACAAAAAAGGAAATAATAAAACAATGGTTGGATGAGCCGAAAGTGAGATATTGTAATAATTCTAATTTCACTTTGGGTTATGGTGATGGCTGGGATTGGGTTAAAGATGTTCTACGACCAGCTATCACGAAGAACGCTATGTTTCTCAGATTCTTGGAGTATGGTTTCCGTGAGATAGAAGAGTTTTTGAAATCAAAAACCGGAAAACCGAGCGAAGAGGATTGTTCCTTGTATTCTGTTGGATATAAGGATGGTGTCAATGATGCCATGATTGCAATTAAGAATAGATTTGAAAATTTAAAATAGGAGGTTAAATGGATTTAGGAAAGGCGATTAAGACAATGAGGGTAAGCAAGGGCTTGACCCAACGACAACTTGGTAAGGCTATCGGTTGTAGTGAGACAAATATGTTGTTTATGGAGACCGGAAGAACGTTTCCACGTAAGAGTAAGATTGATGCAATATGCAAGGTATTGGAGATTCCGATGTCTTATTTGTTGATGTTCTCTATTACACCGGATGATATTCCGGAAGATAAGCAGAGTTTGTATACAAGCATCGTTGAGCCGATGCGTAACGAATTTATTAGGGAGTTGTTGCGATGAAGAGATGCTATTATTTTGTGGCTAAGTATGTCAAGAATGGCATAACACGTACATGTACAGGTACACAAGAGACGATTGATGGCTATTTTGATTTCGTCAGTGCTGGAAATTTTATAGCACAGAAACATAATGTTGATTCAAAAGACGTAATTGTAACTTTTTGGTCTGAGATTAATTCAGTAATGTTAGATAAATATAAAAAGCATTAGAAAGCATAAAAAATGGTTGAATTCGAGTATGAAGGCAGTATCATTTGGAAAAATTACGATTTCCATTTTATGCCTTGTGTAGGTGATAAAGTCGTGATTAACAATCTTACATACAAGATTAAGTCTCGTGTGTTCAAGTGCCAAGGAAAGACAGTTAAAGTTGTTTTAAAAAAGGTTGATAATGAAAATACGAATAGTTAAATATGTTTGTGCCGATGGAGTAGAAAGAGGTATCTTGGAGTACCGTAACCATTGGTGGGAGAAGTGGGAGCCATTGCATCAGGACGGAAAGCTGGCTTATGTTTCATATATGGGAACGAAACCATATAAGTCATTGCAGGAAGAGTGCTTTGATGTACTTGGATTGAATGAAGAACAGATAAAGGTGCGTGAACAGATGTCCCGTTATATCTTGGATGCAGAAGAGGTATATGTTGGTGCTAGAATAGGCAACGAATATCATATCGGCTATGATGTTGATAATGATGAGAGTCTTGAAACGCTTAGAAATTTGGAGGAATAGTTATGATCGGAAAGATTTTTTCGGTTAATACCGATATTGTATATCGTAGAGAGGAGAGTTTGAATCTCTTCGAAGGCAAGAAAAAACTTGATAAGGTGGTGTCTGGTCGGGTATTCAAGGAACAAATCAAGTTGCTTGGTTTTACCATCAGGACAAAGTATTTTTATCAGATTTGCTGTCCACAAGTCAATATGAATGATACCCATGAGGTTATTGTATTGAATAAGGTCGAGGATTTGGTAATGACAGAGTGCTATAACAAGGTTGTTGAATATTCTAATAGAAAACATCATGCCTAGTGTTAATTGTTTCAGAAGAGTTCTGTTAGATGTCGGTGGCAAGAAGATAATTATCAGTGTGCCGCATGGAATGACCGAAACCGAAGTAAACAAGGTTATGATTGTTACTAGAGGTTATCTTCAGCAATATGTCTATGTTGAAATGGTGTTGGCAGAGTGCTTCATGCAGAAAATCGAAAAGAGTATTCTGAAGAAGAAATGCGTTAGGTTTGAAGTGAAGAAGAAGTGGGTGGACTGCAAGAAGAACCTTCGCAAGGCGATTAAGTATTATGACGCTTATGTTCCTAATGCAGATTTCAATAACGAATTCGCAATGACGTTCTATGACAAGATTAGTGAAGACTTGTACAAGTTGCGAGATAAGCTTGCGGTGAGGTTACAGAACTTAGGGATTGGTGAAAAATCGGGAGTTTATGCGAATGCAATCATCCTGTACAATCTGACCAACCTTTGTTTGGGAACTTACGAGAATATCATCCGTAAGCTGTATGAAGATTTGCATGTTAACTTAATGCAAGCGTTCAAGGATTTTGCTCCTATCTTGGCCTTTGAAAATTCTTATGACTTCATGGCATTGGTGATGGATAAGGATTTCAAAAGATTGGCTGACCATTTGATGACTAAAGAGATTCTTTCTTATTTCGATAAGGTGAGAAACGGTGTCTTCAACGAACAGACTTTGAATGCAGCCGCTGTAAATGCGACAGAAGACTTGAAAGACGATGAGAAGGATTTGCAGAAAACTTATATCGGAATTAGTGACTTTATGAAGAGTGACTATCCTTTGGAGAGTGTGACATCTAAGAAAGCAAGCTAATGAAAATCGAACCAAGTGAGTTCTTGCCTATAGGTAATGAATTTCAGAAAATCTTCGGAATAAGCTTTGGAAAATTCATTGATATGCGGTTTCTTTTAGCGAGAAAAGAGTTAGTCTTCAATCTGCTGAAGTTCACAGATTGGCTTGAAGAGTGCTATCCGGATGAGTGTTCCATTGATGGAGTGAGTTATAATACTGTTGTCGAGCGAAAGTTTGGTAAGCGAGGTGTTAAAATGATAAAAAAGCTATTGAAATGAAATACCCACGTGTCAAAGCCGTGTGATGCCCAGCGTGGGGGCGGGATTGTAAACTTAGGAGTCACACGGCTTTATTTTGAAGTTTCATAACTACAAATAGCCTATCGCTAATGGTTGTTCCCTTGGGCAGGGAGATAGTTAATACCGCATCGTAAGATGTGAACACTTAAAATTTGCCGACAACCATTGGCACTTTAATTATAAAACAGGTGAAAGTTCTTGCCGATTTCCTTGCATATATGAAAGAAATTTCGTATCTTTGCAAGTGAATTTCGGTGAGACACACCTTTCAAAAACTGGTTAAAATTTAAGAATATGATTTCATACAAGTACAAGCTATATCGGACGAAGAAGACGAAGCATTTGGATAAGATGCTCCGTGAGGCTTGCTATGTTTGGAATCACGCTCTTGCCTTGCAGAAGAGATACTATAAGCTGTATCACAAGTACATTCCAAGATTTACTATGTATAAGCATTTCTCTAAGTGTTATAAACCAACATTGCTTAATTGTCAAACAGTTAGGGAGGTGTTGGATAGATTGGATATATCTTACAAGCGTTTCTTCAAGCATGATGCGAAGCGTCCACCAAAATTTAAGAAAGCAATAGAATTTGGTTCATTTGCCTTTCAACAAAATGGCTATTCCCTTAGTGGAAACGAGTTTGTGATAAACAAGATAAAGAAGTCATTTAAGTTCTCTCTGAGCCGTCCCTACGATGGCAAGGTCAAGAGGGTGTCGGTCAAGCGAAACAAGTTGGGCGAGTACTTTATCGTCCTTTGCTTAGACAAGCAAGCCGAGTCTTACGGAAAGTCACATGATGGTGCATCCGTGGGCATCGACTTTGGATTGAAGAAGTACATGACTTTGAGCGATGGGCGTGAGATTGATAATCCTCAGTTCCTTAAAACTGACTTGTTGGAGCTTAGACGCAGGTCTCGCAACCTCTCGAAGTGCAAGAAGGGCAGCAATAACCGCAAGCGCAAGAAGCTGGAATTGGAGCGATTGTATCGGGATATTGCGAACAAGCGTTCCGATTTCCAGTGGAAGATGGCGCATGAGTTGTGCAAGCGTTATGACTTGATTTGCTTGGAGGATTTGAACTTGGAGGGAATGAAGCGTAATTGGGGACGCAAGATGTCTGACTTGGCTCATGGCGATTTCGTTGTGAAGTTGGAACACGTTGCGAAAAAATATGGCGTTCAGGTTCATAAGATTGACCGATTCTTCCCTTCGAGCCGCCTTTGTACTTGTGGTTATAAGAATGATAAGCTGTCATTGAGTGATAGGGTTTGGACTTGTCCTATTTGTGGTGCAGTTCATCCTAGAGACCTCTTTGCAGCTGAGAATATACTTCGGCAGGGCATTGCCGAATTGGGTAGTGGTAGTAAGCCGTCCGAGCAATCGCAAGGGTGCAGCCACGTTAGCAACCCAACAATTCCTTGCAAGTAGCGAGGGAGTATGTCATCAAACCAGGTCACTGGGGAGGAATTGACACCAAGAAGGGTTTGAATCCCTTCTCATCCACTAATTTTAAAAGGTTAAATTATGAATGAGTTTTGTAAGGATTTGATTTCAAAAGGTGTTCCTAGATGGGTAGTAGAGGAGGCCTACAAGTTTTCCCTAAAGCCTTTGAAAGAAGCAGAAGGCTTGGTAGGTGCGGAAAGGGAATATGCAAAGCTATACCGAAACGCTATTGTTTCTGCCTATATAGAGGGTGCTAGTGCTGCATTGAAGAAAGCACAAAGATATTATGGCGGTTATAGGTGATGATGTTCATATTATCAAGTGCAAAGACTTGGATAAAGCGGATGCAAAAGCCAAGGAAGTGCTAGAAGCGTTTTTTGAAGACAGAGTTAACATAAAAGTTATTTGATTATGGACTTAGAATTGTTGATTGATAAGATAGACTTTAGTCAAGGTGCAAGGCAGATAGCCAAGCAAGCCTTGGAGTTGGGAATGAAATATCAAAAGGAAGGTGCTTGGCATTCGGTTGAAGAATTGCCGGAGTACAACAGACGCATTGTCGGTCTGACTAAGGTTCGTAAGCGTTTCAAGCATCTGAATTTCTTAGGCGAGGAATGGTGGAATAGGTTCACGAAATCAAACGCCATCTATAAATGGGCTTATGTGGATGATTTGATATGATAGTAATCGTAGAAATCCATAATGCTATTTTGTTTTAAAGGTTTGCCCCATCACTATATATAATAATGTAGTGGTGGGGATTTTTGTGTTAACGTCAGCAAATTATCGGTGTTATATGTTACGATATATTAAATAATAAAAGAAACACATTAAAAAGTTTGCATATTTCGGATATTCTTTGTATCTTTGCATTGTAATTAAGAAACAAGGTTACTAATTTTAAAAAGGTGAGACACACCACAAAAACTGTAAGAAGAAAGTGGAAAAGAATAATGTTTATGTAGAGGTGTTGGCAAAGATTGCCAGCCTCATGGGTAGAACAAAGGAGTCTATCCAGATGTCGTCTTCAAATACTCATACGAGTATTACGATGTTTGCCGAAAATAATAGCAAGATTATTGGAAATTGGTATTTTGATGCTTCCGATAGCAAGGAGTTGGTGGATGCTACCTTCAATGGTCTGAAGGCTTTGGTTGAGTCTCTTGAGCACAATAAGAGCAATGACGGACAAGCAGCGTAAGTACATAGAAAGTCTTATCAAGAAAGTGTTTCGTAATGCAGATTCGCAGAGCGAAATACTTTCCAGATTGGATAGGGTTAAGATTTCAAGCCATCAAGCTTCAGTAATGATACATGCATTGAAGTTAGAGTGCAATATCGGTCGCTCCGTTCCGGCATATATGTTAATGGCAAACAATCTAAATTCAAAAATGGATGAGTTCTTTAGTATATTAGGGTACGATGAATGACGTATTCTTCAAGAAGAAAAGAAGTTGATATGAAAAAGGTAATTATGATAATAGCCGTTGCCGCCATTTTGGTAGGTTGCAAAGGTAAGGGTACAAGAGTCCAAATCTCGGATTCTGTTGACAAATTCAAGGTCGAGAAATTGTTTGTTGTAGATAGTATAACAGTGTACAGGTTTTATGACAATGGAAATGCTATCTATTTCACTAACCGGAAAGGTAGGGTAGATGCGACCCATTCCGAGTACAATCCGGTTACTCACACATACAATGACGAGGTTAACGAAACTTTATGTGAAGGAGACTGAAAAATGGAAAAGAGATTAACTAAGGAAGAGTTCCTTAAGGACTTATGGCATCCTGCTAGCGAAATGCCTGATAAAAATAGAACATGTTTGGTAAGAGTTGTTTATCATCCTAAACATGGGATGTTTCAAGATGAAGAAAGAATAGAACAATCATCTTTTCACGATTTTGGATGGTATGATTACGATTTCAAATATATTGGAACTAATTATGATATTATTAGCTGGCTCTATATTAGTGATTTACTTCCAAAGGAAGGAGGTGAACAATGACTAAATGGTACTCTGTAAAAGAAGCTCCAAACTACGAAGAATGGATTCTTACAGAATGGTATGATGGAGACGATGGAGGTCTTAAGTACGAAGCTGATTATCTTTACTCTTTTGTTTATTGGAAAGATTATGTAAGGAGAAACAACATCACAAAGTGGTGTTATATTAAAAATATAAAAGATTAGGTATATGAAAGTACTTAAGAAGATTTTTGGTGAGCATGTTTTCGATAATCGAAATAAAGGCTTGTAGTGTTAGTCCGAATTTAAAGAGGAGGTTTGATTATGAAATTATCTGAAATAGAATTAGATTTTTTGTATGAGAAATCTGCCGAGTTGTTTAGAGATAAAGTAAAACAACGAGGGGAAGATTATGAACATGATAATAGATGCGCTTGCCCTGAAGCAGTTCGCAGAACTCATCTACGAACTCTTGCAAGAGAATCTATAGAAGATGTTAAGATTTTAATTGAAGAACTACGTAATAATGGTTATGAAGCTTAATAAAATGGTTTTTGACGATAAGAAAATAGAAGCTGCTGCTAATAAGCATATTGAGACAGAGTATGCTAGATACAATAGTGGCGAGGTTGAGGAAGAAATGATTTGTCTTAGGGGCAAAGATAGCTTCAAGGCTGGCGCTAAGTGGGCTATCAATGAGTTGATGAAGAATTTATGGCATCCAAATACAAAAGAGCCAGATAAGAGCAAGAGCGATATTATTACACTTGGTTTTGATAACGATGCTTATCTACAATTTAAAGAATCCATTCTTTGGAAAGAGGAATCTTGGAGACATTCGATTAGCAGATGCCAAATCATCAAGTGGGCTTATTTATCTGACATACTGCCAAAGCAGGAAGGAGGTGAACAATGAAAACATTTGTCTTTGATGTTATGCTCAACGGAAGATTTGTCTGCACGTTAAAGTATAAATATTGTGCGCTCTTCCCGATAGATTTTGAAGATTTAGAGAAGTTCGTCCTCAAAAAGAGACCTACTTTGAAAAGCAAGGATTTTAGAATTGTATTTTGATAATGAAAGAGCTTAAAGTTGGAGATAGATTTTTACTTCCATATGGCGATGATGGACGTTTGATTGAAGTTCAAGAACGAGACCGCCATTCTTTATGTGATGGATGTTTTTTTTATGATTTCATCTGTATGAATACAGAATTTGGATATTGTGATTTTGAGAGACGCTCAGACCATAAGAATGTAATCTTTAAAGAAGTAAAGGAGTAAAGCGTATGAACAAATTAGAATATATACCAGGAGATATAGTAAAAATTGAATATGGAGAAGCTACTGGAAAAATAGGTTTCGTAACAAATACTTTTTTAAGAAGAAAAGGTTTCTATAGTCTTGTTGTATCTATTGGTAAAGGGTTTCAAGGTTCTTCTAAAGACGATTGGATTCAAACTTATAATGATGGGGTATCTCCGATTCCTCTCACTCCTGAGATTCTAGAGAAGAATGGATGGAAGGAAGAAGTGATGAGCAGAGGAGTAAAGAATAGTCATCTAGTATATACAAAACCCGATATTGAAGAATATGGATATTTTCCTATCTACATAGAAAAAGGTATCGGTGATGAGTTTGGTGTATATCCGTTTACTGACAATAATGTATGTAAACCAATTGCATACATTAAGTATGTTCATCAGTTGCAGCACCTTCTCTTCGGTCTAGGACTTAACTCAGAAATGGAGGTGTAGGTATGCAAAAGAATGTTATACTATCCGATGAAGAGTTGGAATTACTCATAACAAGCTTGCATTGTGTTGATGAAAGAACTTACAATTGTTTTACTCGAACATATACACCTTGGAGTGAAGCTAAAGAGATGAAAGAAACTCTAAGAGTGAAGCTAATAAGAGTGCAACTTAATGTTTAACCGCCTTCTGGCATAAATAGATAGAATATGAAACATATTAAGTTTACAATAGATATTACATTGTCTCCTGATAAAGAGTTCCTTACGAAGAAAGACTTTGTGGAGGCAGTATACACATGTTATGGAAACATTAGAGACGTTGCTCCTGATACAATAATAAAGATTGATTAACCATCCGCAAAGGATATAAATAAATAGATTATGACAGAAGAACAGTATAATGAAGTTATTTCTCTTGATAAGAGATTAAATGAGTTGAAAGGAGTGTATCATATGTTAGATAACAATGACACTCATCTTTCTTATTATAAGAAAGGTTACTTAGGTAATAGAGATAGTCTTTGTAACCTTGAAGATTTGTCTCCTATAAAAGACATCTTGGCAAAGTATGAAAATATCATACGTCTTGAAGTCAAAGGAGAAATGGAGAGTATTAAGAAACAAATTAGTGAGATTTAAATTATAGAATATGGAATGGAATAAAGTATCAGAAGTAGAAATTCCTTTTGGAGAAGAGGTAATTGCCTTTAACGAAAAGTGGATTGATGAGGATTTCAATCCTAATGGAACACGAGTAGGTTTTATTCAAGACGATGGTTTCGTATCTGCAACTTGGAATAACGAAGATGATTGTTATGATACATGCTATGAAGAAGGAGATGACTACTACAAAGGTGTCTCGGGTATTCCAGGAATGGACGCATACCATAAGCAGTTTGCAAAGCCAAATATGCCAACACATTGGATGAAAATGCCTACTCATCCTTAGTAAATAACCGTCCTTATAGGACATAAATATAAGTAATATGGAACAAACTTCATTAGAAAACAAAGTTAGTAATACTTTGAAATGGCTTGCAAATGAAATTGCATGCATTCAAACATATCATTGGGATGAAGAATATAAAAAGAAAAGTCTCAATGATGCTTGGCAAAAAGTTCAAGAACAGTTTAAGAAAGATATTGATTGGAATGCTCTTACGGAAAGTCAGTGTAAGGCTTTGCATTTTAGAAGTTGGCAATCCGAAGAAGATGTTAAAGAAAGGATTTCTCTCATTCAGTCTGAATTTGAGAAGGGATACCTTACAAAGGAGGAATTTGATAAGGAGGTTGCCAATGAGAAAAATACTCTTGGACTTCGTTTGATTCCACTATACCTATATCCATCATTGCCTATAGGTATTACCCTAACGTCTATTTGTGGAGAAGAGAGAGTTTTTGATGGTTCAAATATTGACACAGACGTTAGATGTGGATGTATTGCTTGGGGTATTAAGCCGAAAAAAGATTAACGAATCATTCTCTATGAGGATATAAAATAATTTGTAATATGACAGGAAATAATGAGTATTTAGCAAATGGACATTTCGGTTTTGGAAATGTCATTCAGTTTTTGAAAGAGGGCAAAGCTTGCCGTCGTAGTGGTTGGAATGGCAAGGGCCTGTTTATCGTTAAGCAGGTTCCTTCACACATTGAAGGTGACATCATTCCTAATATGCAGTCACTTCCTCAGTCAGCTAAGAATATCTTGATGAGCCGTGAGAATCCTCATATTGACTACACCAATCAAATGTTGATTATCAATCCTGATGGTCGTGCTGATTCTTGGGTTCCTTCTTCATCTGATGTGTTTGCGGAAGATTGGGAAGTTGTAACAGATTAACTAACCACCCTCTCCTGTAAAATGGAGAGGGTAAGTGATAATATAATTAATTAGTTTAGTATGAATGTTTTAAAAGAACTTATCAGTCAAGTAAAGCGTAAAGAAATCAAAGATTATGATGATTTAATGGCTGTTCTACAGTATGTTAAAGCACATAAAGAAATCAATAAAAAAGATATGTTTGCGTATAAAATTTGTTTTCATTACGATGATTATAATCAAACATGTTATTGTGATGGAAAACCTTGCAAAGGAAAGTGCGAGGCGTTCGAAGAAGATTGGAATAAAGTTGATAGATATTAACCACCCTTTCCTGTAAAAGGGAGAGGGTAAAAAGAATATAATTATGACTTTAATGAATTTACAGGAAGAAATTGTTTCTATGATTGCTAAGTGTGGTTCAGAAACTATTGTTGTTAGAACTGACAGCCAGAGTTGGATAAGAGATATAAAATGCCTAAAGCACGCTAATATAGATGGTAGCGAAATGGTAATCATTAATTGAGGAGGAATAGTTATGGCACAAGAAGGATGGATATGCCCTAGATGTGGAAAGGTAAACGCACCTTGGGTAATGCAATGTTCCTGTAATAGGAACACTCAAATATTACCTAAAGTTGGTGCTCCTTACTATGATGGAGACCAAGCAACGTGTAATACAAAGGAGGATAAGCAATGAGTAAAGAAAAAGCGATAATTCATATTAATAATGTTTCCAAGATGATTGGCTCAAAAAGAATAAAGTTGAGTGAAGGCACTATAATACATATTCAAAATGAGTTAGTCTTGGCACTTAAAGAGTTGGAGGATAGAATATGATAAGAGAAGAAGTAGAAAGGAATATAGAAAAATGGCGAGAAATCTCCAGACCTTTTATAGATAAAATGGTCAAATTAAATGTAAGACGCGATGAGTTACTTCGAGAAATGGAACAACTTCAAGAAGACTGTATTAAAGCCTTGCCTGTTAGAATCGGAGATAAAATTATGGATGAAGATGGGCGTGTGGGTTGGCTTTCCAAAATAGTTCCTTATCGTTCACCATCGGAAAGGTTTATGAGATCAACATTACAATTGACTCTCTTCTTCCATATGGAGAAAAAAGATGGTACTCGTGACACTCATGAGGTTTATGTTCATGGTCTCCCAATCAAACTATAACTAATATGACAAGAGAAGAATTACAAAATAAACATGGCGATGCTATCTGTGAGTATTGCAACAAGAACATTATTTCAGAATATAACATCGGCATAGGTTGGCTTTGCGAAGGTCAGTATTGCGAGGAAGCACAAGATGGCTACGCAGCAGAAAATAACATAGAGTTGGAGGATTGATTATGATACAAAAACAGACATGGAAGGATGAAATCAGAATTTTAATAACTGATGAAGAAAATCATGGCTCTGTTCAAATATCCATTCCATTATATGTTAGTGATATTTTCGGCAAGGCTGATGCTCTAATATACGCTCTTTGGGTTGATGTTGTTTATAGAAGAAATGGTGTTGCACAACGCCTGTTACAACTCGCAGAACAACAGGCTAAGTTAAATGGGGTGAAGACAATCGGATTGGAATTTGATAAAGATGAATCTGATAGATTTGTTCTAGATTGGTATCTCCGTAGTGGTTATAAATCATTTGATAAGAAAAGTAATTTATTAATTAAAAAAATATAGTATTAGTTATGTCATGGTTAGCAGTAGATAAAGGTGGCTGTGAACATATTTTTGCAGAAAAACCTTGCAGAAATGAAAGTAATACATTATGGATTTGCTCTGTCTTATATTTATATGGGCAGAGGTACGCAAATACCGGTTGCTGTTACCTTCCTAAAGGAAGCATTAAGAAGCTCATCGGAAAAGAATTGTCTTGGAAAGATGAGCCTGTCGAACTTAAAGGAGAATAAGTAATGAATGAAAAGATTCAAAAATGTCAAACTTGTTATTACGATAATAGGTGCTATTGGCAAGAGTTAGCAGACCATATTCCTATGGATTGCAATGACTATAAAAAGAGGGATAGGAAATGAGCAAAATGAACGTCAAAAAGTCTCTTCTAGATGTTGTTAAAAGCAATAACTTAGAGATACTAAAAATAGATTTATTCAATGATTTTGAGTTGTTCGTAAGGGAAGGCACTATGGAACGCAATGAGTATTGCAAGACTTATGCAACATTAGACGATTTGGATTTTGATGTAGAGGCTTTCTTGCTTAATGATGAAGTACGTGGAATTGTATACTGCCAAGATAAAGACACAAAAGAACCAGTGTGGATTGAACCTTGGAGTGACGAATGCTATTCTTGGTGGCAGGTTAGTAGAGTTCCAAAGTTCTATAAAGATAAATCTTTAGTAAGAAAAGTAATTTACTAATTAAAAAGTTAAAGAATTGAATATGATAGGAGATATAATATTATTCTTAAAGAAATGGTGGAAGCAAAATATAACTTGTCACCATGAGTATGTATATAAAGAAATTGGCAGAATCAATTTTGAAGAGTGCCGAAAGTGTAGAAGAATAAAAAATTATATGGGTTAGAGTATGGAAAAGATTTATAGCAAAGATATTAATAAGGTAATGCCTATTCTTCAAGCATTAGCAGAAGGTAAAATTATCCAATTTGCAGCTACTTATAAAGAATGGGTAGATTTAGATGGTGACAAGGACGGATTACTTCTTGAAACTCTTATAAATAATCCCAAATCTTATCGTGTTAAGCCAGAGCCAAAGTTCCGTCCATTCAAGGATGCAGAAGAGTGCTGGCAAGAAATGTTAAAGCATCAGCCGTTTGGTGTTGTTAAAGATAAGTACTTTGCTAATTATCAAACACATCGTGCATTTACATGCTTAGTTACTAATGGCTGTCACTTTCGTGGATATGAAGATGAGACATTTGAAAATAGCTTTAAGAATTTGTTATTTGCCGACGGAACTCCGTTCGGTGTAAAAGTGGAGAAATAGTTATGGCATGGGTAGCAGTTGATATGGATGGTACAGAGTATATTTATAATGCACAACCTTCTAGAGAAGAAACTCGTTTTATGTCGTGCTTTGATTGTATACATATTCCAAAAGGCAGCATCAAGAAGCTCATCGGAAGAGAACTTACTTGGAACGATGAGCCAGTAGAACTTAAAGAAGATTGATATGGAATGGGATGTTAAATTTGTACTAGCAAAGCTTTTGAATGATATGAAGTATAAAGAAGCCGTAGAGTTAATAAATGCCCACAATGATAATGTTGATGCTCAGGATGTAGATATTTTTATATCAGGATTTAGCTTAGTATACGCAGAGCTTCTTAATCCAATATCACCAATATTGGAGAGATACCTTTCTTCTAGTGCCATTTCTTGGCAAGGAAGAATGAGAATAGCTTTAGCTATACAGCAATGCAAGAAACTTAAAAAGAATAATTATGGTAAGAGAATTTGAAGTAAGTATTAGAGTTACTATTGATTCTAAGTGCAAAGATAGTGACGATGATATTATAGAAGCACTTATGAAAGGAGCGGATAAGTATTTCTATCCATATTGTTGTAGTAATGAACATATAGAGCATACTAATAGTACTGCTCATAAAGTTAAATAAAAATGAGAAGTATGCACGAAAAAAATATAGGAGCAGGAGTAGCTAACTTATTTATTGAGCGAATGAAGTTAGAAGGATGGTTGCCCATTAAAGAGTATTTCAAGATGAAAAAACTTGGAATTGAGCTTGATTGGGTAATGGTTCTTACTATGGAGAATGATGGATTTATCGCAATACCAATGGTAGCAGAATATCGTGTTCCACATAAAGATAGTGGGCGAAAATCTGGTTGGTATAAAGACGAGATTGATAATCCAAACAGGAGAATTGACGATTGGACTAATGTCATCATGTTCAAACTTTTAGATAAGCCTAATATTGACGGAATAAGGGATTCTATTCTTGACAAATATAAAGAGGCCGAAGGTATTACAGATACTCATGCTTATAATTTGTCTTTCAATGAGACGGTTGTTAAACAATGTAAGGGGATTAAATGATTATAGCTTATGAAATTAGAAGACATCAAGTTCAAGGCTAAACGTCTTGACAATAACACTTGGGTAGAAGGTTACTTCTATGTTGAATGTGGTAACACTTACATCATCGAGGATAGGCAGAGTGAATCAATGCTTAATAGAAATGATGCACATCAGGTTGACCCTTCTACAGTCTGTATGTCCACAGGGCTGACAGATTGCAAAGGTAATGAGGTTTGGGAAGGTGACATGCTTTCAAATGTTACCAATGATAGTCCTGACGGAATAGTAGTGTTTAAATATGGCGCATTTTGTTTGCTCGCTAAGAATGGTCGCGACTTTTGCGTTGCACTAACATACCTTATGAGTGAGAAAGATTCATTAAATAGATTTAAGGTTATTGGCAATAAATTCGATAAAAAGAAGTAGCGTATGATAAAAAAAATATTAGAAAAAGTAGTTCAAAGACTGAATGCTTTAGCCACAAAGCTTTTTAAGGAAGAGACTTATCCTTATCCTCCTCTTTCAAGAAGAGAACGAAGAAAGTTTGAACGTGACAACATAAAAGCTGAGAAGAATATAGCGTTATGTCGTAGATGTATGAAGAACGCTCCTAGTTGGTGGTGTCCAGGAGAACGTTGCTATTTCTTCCCTTATCGAAGACACGTATTATTAGGAGATAAAAATAAGTAGCATATGGAAATTGTAATTTTATATATAAGTGTTAGTCTAATTTACATCTTTCTTGTTTGCTTGGATGGAGAAGATGTAAAACCGAAATGGAAACAATGGCTAGCTGACAAACTAGGCATCAAGCCAAAGATAGAGGTTAGATACATAAAGCCACAAGTCGTTAAGCTTCATTCAAGAGTTACAATGTCAAATTTTGAAATGCAATACTATTGCCGTGACAAATCTGGCATGGAGCAATTGAAGAGAAGAGCAATAGAAAGTGTGTACGATGAAATTCTTAAGGGAATGAAGGCAAACGAATTGGTTTCCATTTCGCAATATAATGACATTTATAGTAATAACACTATTTATGAGGGGACATGTGAAATTTATAAAAACAAGTAGTATATGAAGATAAGACAAGCTAAGAAAATCTTGAATATGATGGCGAAAGGAACGGACACACGTTACTTCGATTCAAAATATACATTCAAGAAAGAGAGTAGATTCATTCCTAGATTAAAGAATCTCTATCAGAAAGCAACTATCAGATGGAATAAGGTAAATATGCCGAGTGCCAACGTTAGTTTGTTTCGTTCAATTTTGAGAACTTCAAAGGAATGCAGTCGTTGTAAACATTTCAATGGTATGCTCGCAGGAAGATGTACTAAACTACATGAGTATGTTGAAAGCAGCGATTGGTGTCATGGAACGTTTTTCCATAGAAAGTGAGGTTGATATGAAAATAAGACAAGCTAAGAAGATAATGAAGCAAGTCTATAAGACTAGATATTGGGCTTATAGGCAAGGCTATTATTGTGGCAAGAAAGATGCTGGAAAGCTAGCCGGAGACCATCGTTTGTTAAAGGCTATGCGTCTTACAAAGAAGTGGAAAAGCCGCAAGATACGAAACGAAGCGAATAAAATGTTGAAGAAAAATCCGTTAAAACCGAGGGATCTTCAACGTAGTGTTTTAAGATTAATGGGATATGGATGTAGCAAAGCTTAATCGTAAAATTCTAGGTGTAGACCTAGAATACAAAAACGTTTATATTGATGCGGAGAACACAAGAATGATACGTGCCAAATTACCTTATGGGTATTGCGATTTGGTTCGCACAGATGTGTGGAATGGTCGTGTGAATCATCCGGAAGAGCATGATATTGTAAAATATACGGCAATCTCTTGGTATATGGAAGAATTTGTCGGTGGAGTTGATTTAGGTCGCAACTACATGCATGCTAAATATAAGTTCTTTGAGTTGGTTGTGAATAAAAATATATTTTGGAAATGAAACATAAGAAAAATGGAAATGCTAGATAATAAGTTAATCATAGATATTCCTAAAGGAATGGAAGTGGACATTGAAAAAAGTGACTTGAAAGTGGGCATTATAGCATTCAAGAAGAGACCCTTCAGCTATGAGGATGTTATATCTACTTTAATAGACCGTGGCCTTAGCCCAGTCGTTGCTAATGTTACTAATAGTAATGTAGAGAAAATTGTTGCATTGGATAAGTTAATGGATATAGCTAAGTGTTATAATGGAGATTGGAAACCGGATTGGAATTCTAATGAACATAAGTATAATATCATGCGAACCCGTGAATATGGTATTACTTCTTGTAGTAGTTATAACGAGGGAGCTATTTACTTCAAGAACAAAGAAGATGCCCAAGCCGTTATTGATAATCCGAATTTCAGAAGCATTCTTGATGCAATCTATAAGGACTAAGGCTTATGAAGGAAATGTTCTTTAAAAGTGTAAAGTTCCGTGAAGTTCAGCATTTGGCATTCTCGGATGAATATATAACTGCATACGTATCGGTGAACCATGTTCCTAAGATATACCTAAGTGTAAATACACCTCGTGATGAATATGGGTTTGTGAAAGGTAAATCAAAGCGTTACTTTAGAGTGGGGTTTGGAAAATGGCTCACCGAACGAGTGTTTGTTAAGAAATATTTTAGTGAAGAATAAATGAATATAAAAAAGTCAGATATGGGAAATAAGATTAATGTAGCGGAAATCCTAAAGGATAAGCCGCAAGGAACTAAGTTGTACGACTTATTACGCAATATAGACGTAGAGTTAGATAAAGTCAACACAACAGACGTTGGTACTTATATAGAATGTACATCAACTAATGAAGTAGGCAGTACTCTTTTGTTTGATTATTCAAAACTAGGTACAGAAAAATGCTGGCTTGCAGGCTTACGGATTCTCCTTCCTTCTAAGAATATGCGTGACTGGGGCAAGTTCGCCTGGAAGAAGGGCGATTTGCTTATCAATAGTTGTGGATTTCAGTGCATTTTCAAAGAATGGGCATCTGATGATTATACAAAGTTCAACGGATGCTATTCTAATAGCAGGGATGGTTACGAAGACGTATCAAATGCAGAAACAGCTAAGTTTGTCAAGTTAGAAAACAATATTGCCTATGGATATGTCAGAGAGATTGAAAGAAAATTAGGTGGCATACTAAACCTTGAGACTTTGGAGATTGAGAAGACTCAGCCAGAGTTCAAGGATGGGGATATAGCTTTTGCCGACTATGGTAATAGACAAGATGTATTTATAGTATCAGATAAAACTGATTTATCAGAAGGTTATAGCTCATTTATTTCTTTAGATTTAAGTAGTCTAACTTTGAGTATGGGCTATAGAACTTGTTTCTTTAAGAAAGACCTTTGTAAACTTCGCCTTGCCACTGACTCAGAGAAAAAACAGCTATTCTCAGCTCTCGAAAAGAAAGGCAAGGTTTGGGATGCTGAGAAGAAAATGATTGTGAACTTGAAGCCAAAGGTAGAGCTGAAACCATTCGATAATGTGTTGGTTAGACATCAAAAAACTGAGGAATGGCGTGCAAATATATTTAGCCATACAGATAAGACAGATGAATATCTTGACTATGTATGTGTTAATGGTAGATGGGAGTTCTGCATCCCTTACGAAGGCAACGAATCATTGTTAGGTACAACTAAAGATGTGGAGGTAAGTTATGGACGAAGCTTTTAAGAAAGAACTTATAGAGCATTGTAAAAGGCAAATGCAACGCTTTGAGAGAATGGGAAGAACAGATTCTTTCGCATATAAAGAACATGCTGTTTTACTTAGTTTTCTTGAACGTCCATATTTACCTTTTTAATATAGTAATAGTTATGATAGACATAAAGAAAAAAATTCAAGCCGCCAGAGATTACGCAAGAAAAAGCTATCGTGTAATCAGAAAGGTTAGCAAAAACGGCTTTATGGTTCAAAGAGATAAAAATGCCGATAAGCATTTCTTGGATGGCATTGATTGGGCAGAGAAAGAGATATTCAAAGATTTGATTCATAATGCTAACGAAGTTCCTCAAATTGGCAGAGGAAGGATTCTTGCATACTCAAGAGACTGCGGTTATAGAAATCTTTACAACCTATACGATATGATGTACAAGACTGATTGCGGCACATATCAAGAAATGTGGGAATTAGAAGTTAAAGCTTATGGTTTGGATGGTTGGATATACGCAGATGAATTGTTTGACTTAATTATCAAAGGAGGTGAATGCAAATGACCGATGCAGAATTTAATAAGTTTGTGCTTATACTAGAGAATGAAGCGTTTCGGTTTGCAAGAAGTCAAAACGTATTTAAGGAACATCGAGTAGTGATAGAACAGTCTTTCAAGATAGGAGGGATGTTCATTCTTCGAGAGTTGGAAAAGTATTTTAATCAAAAGAAGTAAGCGTATGATATTATATGAGAATCAATGTTTTGAGCTTTTAAAAGCTTTGTGTTATAGTGTCCCACAGAATCCAAATGTCGGTAGGTTTGAGATTGCAAACGTGATACTTGACACATTACAAAAAAATAAAAGATGCGGATTAACAGCTTTCGGGCACAAATTTAAAGATAATGACAAAGGAAGAAATATTGGAAAAGGCATCCGATTTTGAGGATGAAGATGAGTTTGTGAAGTGTAATAGATTGCCGTTCACTGAAGAATTGTGGCTTTTACATCAGCTAGTGTATATCGGCTTGTCTTGTACCTATACAGGTCGTGGTTATATAATTGAAAAACTTAAAGATTAGTAAATGGAAGCGAATGATTATTTGAAGGCTATGCAAGCTATGGACGAATTGGATAGACTTGTAACTAGTGTTTATCCGGATAAGTTCAAGTTGGTCTGCAAGAAGCATGGAATAGATGAATGCGAGGCGATGAACATGTATTCGTACTTGCAAAAGATGCATAAAGGTCAGTCTTGGTTAGTTAGATACAAGCCATTGGAATATCTAGAGCGTGTGTTAACACTAGCCAAAGAAGCTTATGCGTCTTACATGAACAACGGCTTGATTCTAAGTATGGTCAATTTTGGTGATAAGTATACAAGAATACTTGTAATATTTGAGAAAGATGGCGTAAGAAGCCAACAAGAATTTGACCTTAGAGAGCAAAGAACATATGTTGATATAGCGGACTTTATTGGAAATGGTTACTCCATCGTATCTGTTATCCGTCAGTCTGACAATGTTGATAGCGAAAAGTTTGTTGGAGAAAAGGATGAACGAAGTCATAGTATTCCTATTTACGATGGTGATGTAATGCTTTGTTACGTGAATAAACCGGAATTTTGGAGTTCAGATTGGCGTAATAGCGGACTTTATATTTGTGAGAGCGGCTCATATCATAGATTGCTATACACCCCGAATAAGGGGTACGTAAGACATGGAGAGCCTGATGTAGATGAAGACTTCACACTTGATATTGGGGAAGAATCCTTCAGTATTTATGTTATGACTTTAACCCAGTCTTGGTATAAGTTGGGTAATGTTCATGCAGGTATAGGCTTTTTGAAGGAGAAAGAATAGAAGAGTTAAAGGAGAGGAATATCATTTCCCCTCCTTTGCCTTAATCTCCAACTCGATAGGCTTGCCGCAATGAGGGCAGATGATAGCCGGATGTGATAAGGTTTCACCATCAATAGCAAGAAAACTAGATGGCGAACAACCACAAATATTGGCTATTTGCTCTACTTTTGCAAACGAGATAGAACCATTATTGATTTGTTGTGATAATGCCGATTGGGTTATACCTAACTTTTCGGCTACAGATGAAATGGTTTGTCCATGACTTCTAATTATTTTCTTTAAGTCCATACCTTATTATATATAAGTGAATACTAATATTTATTTTGCTGCAAAGATAGCTTATTTCTTTTATACTACCAAAGAAAAATAGTTAAATATTAGAAACGGCTAATAAATAGCAAATAAATGTTTAGAAAAGCCTTATATGTGTTAAATAAGTGTTAATATTAGAAAATACTTATAGAAATGTTTGGCAGTATTAGAAAAAACTACTATCTTTGCAATGTCTTTAAGAGATAAAGGCTTTAAAGTTTAACTATTAATTGCTGTTATGCAGCCGAGTCGGCACTCGTAAAACGGTATAGTGATTATGGCTACTACATTAAGAAATACATTGAGTGAGGTAATGAAGCTTGCTTGGCAGTTCATCAAGAAGAACGGCTATACAATGAGCGAGGCTTTAAAGGTTGCTTGGATGAACATCAAGCTGAAGGGTCAGATGAAGAAGCGCATCGTGAAGTTCTACTTTCAGAAGGTTGATGGCAGCTTGCGTGAGGCATTCGGCACATTGAGCGAGAAGGTTATCCCAGCTACACAGGGTGCAGGTCGCAAGATGAATGACACTTGTCAAGTGTACTTCGATACCGAGAAAGAAGAATGGCGTTGCTTCAAGAAGGCAAACCTTATGAGAGTTGCATAACAGATTTCTAACGATTTAAAAAGAAACTAGATATGAGCGCAAAGATTATCGTGATGCAAGGCAACATGGTTGCAACCATCGAAGAGACGAACAAGGACGCATTTATCAAGCGTGGTGAGTATAAAGAGACCGATCTGGACAGACATAAGCGTGAGGTCGATTTCTTGATTACAAGCATCGCAAACCGCTACGAAGTGACATTCAATCACAAGGTAGAGCTGAAGGAAAGCCGAAGCATCAGGAAAAGCGAATATTTCGATAACATCTACTACGTTACCGAGAACGCTTTGAACAAGCTGAAAAAGCAATACTCATACGAGTGTGACTTGTAATAGATTTCGTGAGGCACACGCTAAACTGCACCGGACTTTGAACATTAAACATTTAAGAGATATGGATAAGAATTTGATGGATGCTCTTTACGTTGAGCATGATGGCAAGATTGGCGTTTTAAGCTCAGATGAACGCAAGGTGGTATCACAAGTTATCGGCACGGATTTGACGCTTGTGTACGACAAGAAAGAGGGTAATACGTACCTTTTGATACCACTAACCCGAAACCATAAGTTCGAATGCAAAAGTAGCCACATTATCGTGGATGGCAAGCGGTTCGATTCTGACATCTTTTTCCGCAAGGATGCTTGCCAATGGATTGAGATTGATGAAGAAACATTATCTAAGGTTGCGTAATAAATAAGGAGTTTAAGCTATGAAAGTATATGTAGTAATATCTTCATACCAACATGGATTGGGTGAAGCAGTGGAGGTTGATGCAGAAGTTTTCTCTACCATAGATAAGGCAAGAAAAGCGATAGGACACAAAGGGATGAACACTTTGGAGAATTACAAGCGAGTTTTGAATTGCGATGATTATCTATACAATATCTCAGGTTCTTTCTTTCATATCTCAGACAGCGAAGGAGAGACGTGGGATAATTTCGATATTGTAGAACGGGAAGTAAAGTAATAAGACTATGGATATTAAGATTATCAAAGACATCTTAGATGATGCAAAGGAGTGCGGTTGCATTGCAGGAATTTCACTCTCTAATGGGCAGTTAACTCATGCAAACTTTAGCAAATCAAAGTTATTTGATTTTACTGCCGATGTTCTTTATAACAAAAAAAAGCATTTGATAACTATACTTGGTGAGAACGGAAACAGAGATTACATTGATAGTGACTCTATCATACGTATCTTTATTAGAGAAGGTGTTTAACAATTAATTATAGGAGAATATGGATGCAGGTCATGTGAATGTGATATTAGGCGAAGCCGAGGACAAAGGTCTTAGAGGAAGTATCAACTTGGTAGGTGGAGCAAAATTAAGTTTCGACTTCAATGGTATTGGTATTGAAACATCTTTCAATTGCAATACAAAGAACAGAACACTTATGATTGGAAGTGGAAGTACAGTAGTGTTTACACGTAAATATATTGATTGTAGCTCTATCCAGTATATTGAAGTGTTTGAACGTACAAAATAATTATAGGAGACAAGAATATGAATATACTAGACTATTATGAGGTTGTCACCTCAAAGATTTTCAAGTTGGAAAGCATGAACGAGGGGCTTGTATTGATAGCACCGGAGCAGGAGGTAGATGGAGTCCGTTCCTTGATGGTGGGATTATATGTTCCTGAGCATGAACGATACAAGATGTACACTTTCCGTTCCTCTATGAACGAGGGCGAACTTGGCGACAAGTACAAGGCGATGGTCGGCTCAATGGATGTGCTTAAACCGGATTGGGACAGAATCAGAAAGAAAAGACGGAAGAGGATCTAACCTCTTACCGCCTTTAGGATGCAAGCTATTTCAAGATTATTTTTAGAAAATATGAAAATAAATTAGAGTTTTCTTGCATTTTTCAAAGGTTTTTATTACCTTTGCGAATGTAAACAACAAAACAATGAGCTTATGAAAGTATTATCAATTCGCCAGCCGTATGCTTGGTTAATCGCTATCGGCTGCAAGACCATTGAAAACAGAACCTGGAATAGAAAGTTCCGTGGTCGTTTCCTTATTCATGCTAGCCAAGCCAAACCTGAAAAACTTGACGGATGGCAGGAGAGCGCAATGAAGAAATATTGCCAAGAGCATGGTATTGTTATTCCAGACTTCAAAGATTTACCAACGTCAGCCATTATCGGCAGTGTAGAATTGGATGATATTCAATTTCATGAGGCTTATCCGGATGCGTTTGCTGAAGATTTCCAATATCATTGGTTCTTGAAGAATGCTAAATTGTTCGATGAGCCGATTAGAAACGTCAAAGGCAAGTTATTCCTCTGGGATTATGAGTACAATGAAGCCGAAAAGTAAAATAACAATACTTATGTAATAAAAATACAAGTCGTTGGAAATTAGCGCAAAAGTGCTTGTGGGTCTAAGAGGTAAATAAGGAAATAATATAAACATATTGTAAAATATTGAAGTTATGAAGAAGAAATTGATTATTGCCATCATCGCAGCTATCGTTGTGCTAGGTGGCGGCATTGGTGGCTATGTGTATCATTCTAACCAAGTTAAGGCAGAAAAAATGGCTAATTACAAGAAGGCGTTGTCTGATTATCGCTTCAATAGCAACAGATTAATATATTCTTTGGATTTCGTAGTAACGGATTTTATAATCAATTGGAACTCGGCTATAACGAATAAAAAGGCTATGAACACAAAGAACGAAATCGTTCCTTGCTCCGATTTCGGGGATGCCGTTTCTTTTCGATATGCCTTCTATGATAAGTATGGCGCATATAAGATTTTAGATAGCGTATATGTCTCATTAGGAAAACATTTGGAAAAGATGCGTGTAAATGCTAATGAAGAACAGCAAAAAATCGTAGAAACCTGTAGTAATGAATACAGGGAGTTGAATAATGCTATTGTTCTTGTGAAAAAGCCTTATGGCGCATTGGTGCAATATTCTAAACAGAAAGGAGACTTATTCTTTAAACTTTATGCTTTTGATAGCGAATTGGCTAAAGTTTCTCCATTGGAAGAAGATAAGGGCGATGAGAGAACAAAAGCAATGAATATGGAATTATACGGAACGCATTTGTTTGTTACGGCAGACTTTGACAAAGAACCGCAAAAGGCAAAAAAGCAAAGTTATACGTTTAGTAACATCACTACAAATTGGATTTATTTAAAATGATGGTTCTATTTTAATATAGCGTAATCTTTAAAATAGGTTTCTAAAAGAAAATAAAGTTCAAAAGAACAAAGAAATACACTAAATAGTTTGCGTGTTTCAGAAATTATGCTTACCTTTGCAAACGAAATCAGAAATGGTTTTGTAGCTTCCATATTGCATTCTCTACATTAGCTATATTGGTAGCTACGTTTATACATAAGGCAATAGCTTTATAAGCTAGAAGTCATTAAATGAAGTGCAGTGTACAACAGAAAAGTGGTGTGAAGTGTAGTGGAGTGCGGTGAAGTCTAGTGTAGTAGGGTAAAGTGCAGTATGGTATAGTAAAGTATAGTACAGTATGGAGAGCCATCCTTTGGGGTGGCTCTTTTTGTTAATTGTGGTTAATATAACAAAAATGTTACCATAAAATTTGGTTGTATAACAAATATGTTATATCTTTGCATTGTCTTAAGGACAAAAGAGTTCTTGTAACAATGAAGAAAAGCGAATTGATTAAGAGACTGAGAGAAGCGGGATGCTTCCTGTCTCGACAAGGTTCGGGACATGAAAAATGGACTAATCCTAAAACGGGAAAGTCTCAATTCGTGCCAAGACACGCTAGAGAGGTCGCCACAGGCACCGCTCATAGTATTCTAAGAGAATTGGTTGTGGAGTAATCCCCACCTTTCTCTCTTCATTGCTTAAAGGACTCTTTTTTTTGTTAAGAAGATAAACGAATATATATATGAAGAAGATTAAAGTTATTGTAGAACAAGCCAAGGATGGGTCTTTTTGGTGTCATACCGAAGATGGAATAGGTAAGGTTGGCTTAAACTCTTGTGGAGAAACTGTTGCCGCTGCAAAGCAAGATTTAATGGATTGTTTGGCGTTGGCAAAAGTGGATGCAAAAGAGAATGGAGAAGTGTTTCCTGATGTTGAATTTGAATACAAGTATGACTTGCAATCTTTCTTTAATTATTTCTCTTTCCTCAATGTGTCAGAGATTGCAAAACGAGCAGGTGTCAATCCTTCATTGATGCGTCAATATAGTAAAGGCATAAAGCAAGCTGGCGAGAAAACTTATGAACGTTTGGCGCATTGTATGAACGAAATAAAAAAAGATTTGGTAGCCGCTACCTTTTAGGCGTGTGGCTTCATTGTTGCAATAGATAAAGAACTCAGAGCCTTCTGCATGTGAATGTGGAAGGCTTTTTTGTGTCTAGACTTTATTTTCTGCACTTAAATCTTTAGTGAAATAGCACACCTTTATTCTTTCGTTATTCCTTTGATTATTAGCTAATTTTGCCAATAAAACATAAAATATGGCAGAATTAAGATTCGATGTCAAAGCGAATTTCGAGGAGGTTACGAAACTTCGTTCCGAGTGTGAAAAGTTGAGGGCTGAGTTATTGAAGACCAATAAGTCTACCGACCCAGCTATTGTTGCGGATTTGACGGAAAAATATGCGGATGCTAGCAATCGCTTAAAGGACTTGACACAAGCTGCTTCAAGAGCCGCTTACGTGATGTCTTCCGAGTTTAATAAGAAGATGCAAGCAGCCGCAAGGGAAGTTTATAGCTATGAACTTCAAATGCAAGCTACCAAAGACCGAATAGAGAAAATCCAACAGCAAATCACGAACAAGAGATTAACTCTTGGAGTTACAACGGATAAGTCATCCATAGATTCTTTACAGAAGAATATTGACTATTTAAAAGGCTCTTTGGCAGGTCAAACAGCTCAGTTGAAGAACTTAGAAGGGGGTGCTGTCGGTGCTCGTCAGACCTTGGAGAATATGCGGAATGAGTATGTTTTGTATGCAGGTTCAGCAAATCCGGCAAAAGAGGCAACAAATATGTTGACCGATAGCATGAGCCAAATGATAGAACGTATGAAGTCAGCTCCGACTGCTGGAGAAGGAATGACTAGTTTGTTCCAAAGAGTTACTGGCGATGCTCACATGCTTTCGGCAACATTACTTGGAGGCTTAGGATTTGAACAACTGACAAGTAGTATTTTCAATACTCGTTCCCAATTCCAACAACTTGAAATATCTTTCAATACCATGCTTGGTAGTGCGGATAAGTCTAAACAATTAATGGACGAACTTATCCAAACGGCAGCTCATACACCTTTCGATATGTCCAGCATTACGGGTGGCGCAAAACAACTTTTGGCATACGGAACGGAAGCGAAAGATGTTAACAAAACCCTTGTCCAGCTTGGCGACATTGCTTCGGGCTTGAACATTCCGCTTGGAGACCTTGTTTATCTTTATGGAACGACCGTTTCGCAAGGAAGAATGTTTACAATGGATTTGCGTCAGTTCATGGGTAGAGGTGTTCCATTAGCAGAAGAATTGGGTAAAATCTTACACCAAAACACAACTGAGGTTCAAGAGTCTGTTTCTAAGGGAAAAGTCACATCAGACATCTTCAAGGAGGCTATCGCTAATATGACGCAAGCTGGCGGTCGTTTCGGAGGCTTGATGGAGCAACAATCAAAGACATTGGAGGGTCAGTGGAGTAACATTGGCGATTCCATCCAGCAAGCGTTCAACGAAATCGGCAAAAAATCCGAGGGCGTGTTCTCTAGTGGATTGTCAATTATTTCTGCTATGGTAGAGAATTGGCAAGAGGTAATAAAAGTTATTGGTGTAGCTACAATAGCTGTTGGTTCTTATCGTGCATCGTTAATGGCGGCTGCTTCTATTCGCAAAGCTGAGGAAGCGCAACAAGCCGATGATATGATGAAGGGAATTGATGCAGAAATCAAGCGTTTGCAAGACCTAGAGAACTCAAACTACAAGTCGCTGGGTAAGGACAAAAAGCAAGAGCGAGTAAGCAAACAACAAGACTTGGCAAGTATTGTTGGAGATACTGCTGTGTCCGATGATTTTGTAAAGGCAAGGTTAGATGCAGCCGAGCAAGAGGGCGTTATTTCGGCACAAATGCGTTCCCAACTAGAGACGAAACGTGAACTTTTACAGACTCAGCAACAAGCAACTGCACAAAGCCAGATTGAGCTTGATGAAGAAAAAAGAAAGACAGAGGAACTTCGTCAACAAAAGATAGAATCTCTTAAAGATGATTTGAAGACTACCACGGAGAAAATATCAAATCTTGATGATAGGGATGTAGAGTTGGCTAGACAATATACAGCAGCTTTGAATGATTTGCAAGATGCCCAAGATGCCTTTGCTGAGGCTCAAAAATTGGTTGAAGAAACCGCTGATGGTGCAAACTTGGCTTTTGACTCCGAGGGTAATGCCGTGAATGCACTAGAAGCAAAGGAACGTTTGGCAACCGCTGCGAAGAAAGTGAATATTGCTCAAACAAATGTTTCGACAATTGCAAGTCAGCAAAGAGGAGCTGCGCTTATTCGTGAGCAATTACAAGAGAGACAAGCAACACTACAAACGCAGTTGAATTCGGTTAGTCAAGCTACCAATACGACTACGAAAAAGGCTAGCACTTTAGCTACGGCAGCTTCAACTGTAAAAAATGCCATCCATACCGCAAGTGTTAAAATAATGACAACTGCTGAATTAATGCTTAGTAATGCGGTAAAATCTACAACTATGGCTTTAAAGGGAATGTGGGCTGCTATGCTCGCAAATCCGATTACTGGTATTATAACATTGGTAACAACGCTTGCTAGTGCCGTTGCTATGTTCGGAGGTGAAGAGGAAGATATTTCTGTTGACACTAAGCATTTTGGAGATTCTGCTGAAAACACAAGGGCGAAAGTTGATGGTTTGCTTAACGTAATGAAGTCTTCTAAAGAAGGAACTGATGCTTACAACAAAGCTAAAGAAGAACTTATCCAAACCTACGAGCAGTTCGGAATTAAGTGTGATGCCGAAAAGGATAATTTAACAACACTTAAAGGCAAGCATGATGAATTTCTTGCAACTTTACAATTGGAGAATGCTGAAAGAGAAAAGGCTAATGCTTTAATGTCTGCCACTTCCCAATACACAGAAGCAAGAAACAAAGAAGATGACAATTTTAGCAAAGACTTATCCGGTCATTGGTATCAAGGTGGGCAACATGTAGATAAGGAAGATATAACATCAATACAAATGATGTATAATTCCATAGCAACAGATGAGGTTTTAGATAGGCTGGCTAAGTTGAAGCAAAGAGTAGATGATAGCACATTGTCTTACAAGGAGCATATAGATGCTTTTAATATTTACACAAATGCAGTTAAAAAGACATTTGCGCCTATTGATTCGTTCTTAGAAAAACAACATTACAATATAGCGACTATAGAGAATACTGACCATTCGATATTGGAGCATACGAGTAATCTTGCAAAATTAAAGACAAGTTATAAAAACGCAGAGGATGCGATAATGAAGGCGGCTGCTGAAAATGTAGATTGGAATAATACACAGGCTAGGTCACAATGGGTAGCTCAGCAAAATAAACAAAGCATAGATGCCTTAACTTCCTCAACAGACCAGCTTATTTCTATATGGAATCAGGAATATGGATTAAATTTAAAAATCCATTATGATGATACAGAAATTCCAAGTTGGATGAAATCTTTAACGGATAAACAGTTGCAATCTTTGATTAATAGACGTAAGGCAGATTTAAATAGGCAAGAGCAATACCGAACTAATCATAAAGGAAGTAAATTGCTGACAAAGCAAGGAAATCAGCTAAGAGACGAAAATGCCAATAGGCTTGATGTTGCTATGGCTGGTTCTATTCTAAAAGATAGAGAGGCGAAAAGAAAAGCCGCGGCAAATAAGCCGAAGGAAACGACAAAGAAAACTACACCTAAGAAAACAGGTGCAACGGATGACCCACAAGCAAGAGCGTATGAACGCAAGAAGGCTGAGGAGGACTATGCTAAGTCTATTTCATCCTATTCGGAGAAAGCTATCCAAGATATGACCAAGAATCGCATCAATGCGATGAATGAGGGTTATAGCAAGGAATTGGCTCAGATTACCGAGAATGCCGACAAGGAGAGAAAGGCGGTAGAAGAAGGTATAGACAAATTGGTTGAGGCTAGAAAAAAACGTGACCAAGCTGTTTGGGTTAATTCCGGCAAAGGTCGTAAGGCTAATATGTGGAAACAGAGCAAAACCGATGAAGAGTATAAGAATGAGGTTTTGAATGAAACCATGAAGGATAGCAAGGGTAATCCGGTTAAGGTCAATGGTATGAATATGACTATAGGCATGAGTGTTGCTAATCAGATGAATGCAATTCGGGATAAGGCGGTAAAGCAGAATGAGGATGTGCTTGCTAAAGAAGCGCAAAGCATGTACGATTATCTGAAGACTTATGGCACATTCCAGGAGCAGAAGTTAGCTATTGCTGCCGATTATGCTAAGAGGATTAGCGAGGTTGAAAACTCTACGGATTCGGACTCAAACAAGCAATGGAAGATAAAGTCTTTGAAAGAAGAGCAGAAGAAAGAGACGGATTCGGTTGAGGCTAGTGCTATTATGCAGAAGATAGACTGGTATCAAGTCTTCGGAAATGTTGGTGGCATTATGAAAGATGCGCTTGTTCCTTTATTGGCAGATCTGGATAAGTTCGTAGGTACGGATAAGTTCCAAAATTTGGGTGCAGACCAGCAGAAGAGTATCGTTGATGCTATGCAGAATATCCGTAATTCGATTGGTAATACAAGTGATTTGGGTTGGAAAGACCTTGCAAGGGACGTTGTAGCTTATCAAGAGGCTCTGAAGAATGCGAAAATTGCACAAGAGGAATACACGAAAACGGAAACTTTGCTTATACCTCGTATTAAGGTTTTGCAAGAACAGATTGAGAATGCGAAAAAGTCGGGCAATGTTGCAGAGCAAACAAGGCTACAAGAAGAATTGAATAAAGTTCAAGGTCAGTTAGCGGAGTCCGGAAAGAAGATTGTTACGGCTAACACAAAAGTTCGTACTAGTGGTCAGAAGTTGGCTCAAACGACACAGAATGTGACACAACCGATTTCTGCTATCCATGAGTTCCTTTCTACTTCTGGACTATCCGATTTGGCATCTCTTTGGGATAGTTTTGACCAACTTAAAGGTGGAATTGACGGATTGAAAGCTTTAAAGGAGGCTAAAAATGCGGCTGACGGACTGAAGGATATGGGTAAGGAAGCCGCAGATGCTGCCGCAGATGCTGGCAAGAAAGCTGGTGATGCGCTAAGTGAAGGATTGTCAAAAGCCGGACTTATAGGCCAAATTGTTGCTGCCATTTTGAAGATACTTGATGTTTTGAAGGATGGTATCGGAACATTGATTAGCAGCTTGATTGATACAGTTCTGAATGCGGTCAATGGTATATTGAAGAACATTCTAAGTGGTGAGTTTATCACACAGATAGGAGGGTCTTTGGTAAGCGGTATCGGTAATATTCTCAATACAATCTCGTTTGGTGGCTTCAATAGTTTGTTTGGAGTAGGTGGAAACGCAAAAGAAGTAAACCGGACTATAGACAAATTGACGGCTAGGAATGAAATCTTGACGGATGCAATAGACAGATTACGTGACTCTATAGACAAGACTAGTGGTATCAAAGCCGTAGAAGACTCAGAAAAAGCTGAAAAACTTCAAAAGGAAAAAGAGCAAAACCTAAGGGACATCATGGTGGCACAAATGGGTTATCATAGCTCTCATGGAAGTTTTAACCGTTATTTCCGAGGATTTTCGCAAGAGCAAATCAATAAGGTGTCTGAAGCGATAGGTAGACAATGGAATGGAAACCTAAGCGACATACGGTCTGCTGATGAAGCTAATGCGTTGTTGCAAAATCCTGATATTGTTAACAAGATTCAGAACACTGGTAAGGGAAATTATGGAGGAAGAGTCCTCGAAAAGTTGAAAGATTATGCGGCTGAGGCAGGAACATTAGAGGATATTGCTGATGACCTAGCAGAAAGCTTGACGCAAATATCTTTTGATAGTTTGAAGAGCGAGTTCATAGATACTTTGATGGATATGAATTCCTCTGCTCAGGACTTCTCTGATAATTTCTCCAAGATGCTTATGCAAGCCGTTCTGAAAGCTAAGGTAGATGATTTGTTGGGTAATGATATGCAAGCATTCTATGATGAGTGGACGGAGCGAGCTAAGGCAAATGGTGGCAAATTGTCTCAGACGGATATTAATGAATTGAAGGGAAGGTACGATGAAATGGTTCAAGAAGGACTGAAGATTAGAGATGAAGTAGCCGAAATAACTGGTTACAAGCAATCTTACGAGCAGTCTGCGTCTTCCGGTTCTTTTGAATCCATGAGCCAAGATACAGGAGAAGAGTTGAATGGTCGTTTTACAGCGGTGCAGATCGCCACAGAGGGAACGTATGAGGAAGCAAAGCTCATAAATACCAAGTTGGATGCTATTGCGGCTCGTGATGGTGGCGCAGAGGGTAGCTTACTAACAGCTAGCGTGAATACTATTATGGGTAATGTAGGCAATATTTGGTTAGCCGTTGATGAGGGAAGAACTATTCTTGCCCAAAGTCTGATGTACTTGCAGTCGATTGATGAGCGACAAGAGCGATGGCATAAGCCTATGTTGCAAGCATTCAATGATATACACGAATTGAAAGATAAGATGAGTAGATTGTAAACTTAATTTGTGCCATGTTAAAGTAAGAGGGGAATGCGTGATGCACTCTCCTCTTTTTTTATGGAGAAAGTTTTTGTTTTTCACAATATAGATAAGTGTTGTTAAACTGAGTGCTAATTTTTGGTAGAGTGGAATATAATAGTTATCTTTGTAGTCGATTTCAAAACTTATAAGGACATGAAGATATTAGAACCGAGATATGAAATCCTATCCCAAGGTGAGGGCATGGATGGAGTTTATAAACAGATAGAGTTGTGCGGTCGCACATGTTATGCGTCAAGTATGAAGATAGATAAAGACAGCGCAAAGCCTTTCGTTGAGCGTATGGTAAGCAGCAATCATCTTGCCATGTGTGAACATGGAACGATTTACCTCCATGTAGCCTATGAAGAAGGTTTTTTTGTACCGGAGTCTTTATTGGTCAAGCACTATCGTGAGAACAAATATTCAAAGGTGATGCAGATTGGCAGTGACTACTATATCACAACCAACTACAGAGTGATAGTTGAAAATAACTGGTTTGAGGATTTGGACTATATTTGCGAGCCTACGGAATGGCATGAGAAGCGAATAACCGTCCGCTTTACTACTCAGATTGCGGTAAGTAGAGAGGCTAACAGACATCGTGTAGATTCCGTAGCGGAACAAAGCACCCGATATTGCAACTATAGTAAAGATAAGTTCGGAGGCGAGATTGCTATCAACAAGCCAAAGTGGGTTAGCGTTGATGATGCGGTTAATCCATTGTCTTTTGATGGTGGAACATTTGTTGACCTATCAAAGAACATCGGTAGTTATGAGCATTGGAGTCCGGTAGAAAAATGGTGGTTTGCTAATAGAGTATGCGAAATGATGTATTTGTCTTTGGTTAAGGATGATGGTCTTAAGCCACAGGATGCGAGAACGATACTTCCTCTTGATACCAACACGGAGTTGATTCATACCGCATTTGTTAGCGATTGGAAGCATTTCTTCGAGCTGAGAAGTCTTGGAACTACCGGAAAACCTCATCCAGATATTGAGGTATTAGCAACACCATTGATGAATGAGTTCAAGGAACGAGGTTTGATTTAATTGTTTATGAAGAAGAAAGCCAAGCAAATAGCCAAGGTGATGAGCAATGACTCTTTGGAGGTTGTTGCTCAGATGATTGCTGATGAGGAAAAAGGTGTGCGCTACGAGGTGTATGCCGATGGTTCTAGTAAGAAAGAAAAGTGTGGTTGTGGCTGGCTTGTTCTTCATAAGGAAGTTATTATCAAAAGTGGGAAATATACTTTTATCACAGCTAAAGTGAACGATTCGGTGAGAGCTGAAATAAGGGCGGTTATTCATGCATTGGGTGATTGCCCTCTTTCATGTTCCGTTGATGTATATGTGGATTGCCAAGTAGCTATAGAGAGAATACAAGCATGCAAGTTAGGAGATTTGCAGCCTATATATAATAAGGTAGCGAAAGACAAGACGATTAGATACCATTGGGTAAAGGCTCATAGAGGTAATATGTATAACGAAATGGTGGATTCTTTGGCTTTTTCTGCTACAGAAAGTTAATTTCATACATCTAGATATAATAAGTGTTAAAAGATAAAAGTAATACATTAAATAATTTGCATGTTTCAAATATTATTTGTATCTTTGCATCGTAATTAAGAAACAAGGTTACTAATTTTAAAAAGGTGAGACACACCTTAAAAACTGTGATTCGTTATGAATACTAGATTGAGTAAGAAAGAAACAATGGTTTATGGCAATATCGAAGTGATGGCTGATGTAATTGGGGGTAACAAGTACTTTACATTTGCTGAGTTGTATGATTTCGATTTGGATAATACCAAGGATGAGTTGAAAGAAATCTTAAACTCTTTGACAGAGAAAGGCTACTTGAAGAGTTTTCACGATTTCTACGAAACTTATCGAGTTTTAAAGTAAGAACAATAAAGGGGATATAAATCCCCTTACAATATAAATTAGAGCGTGAGACACACGTAAAACTGTATTGAAACAATGAAAAAGGTATTCACAATTGAGAATGCATTAGCATTTTTGTTTGCTCTTGAAATAGTATCATTAATATTTTTTCTAGGATAGGGCTTATGCAGATTAAGTTTGGTAAGATAAAGTTTACTGCGGCTAAGTCCGAAAAAGGATGCCGCTTTGATGCTTGCTACAAAGGTGAGCATGTGGCTTTTGAGAGTGAAGATATGTCTTTGTATGATGATGTCTTTTCTGATAATAACAGAAGAGCAAAGGCTGCAAAGAGGGTGATTTACGAGAATATTAAGCACAAGTATTATGAGACCCATAGAGATTAGCGATTTCAACGCTGCCGATGAATATGTCGTTGAGGCAATGATGCAAGATGGCAAATTCAAGGTTATCGGCAAGGTTATTATTGACAATAACCTTTTGAATGATGATGATTTGGAAACCATCTGGGATTATGCCAACTGGGAGACGAATGGCTATGAAAAGATGGTTGTCTCTAATGGAGTGTACAAAGGCTTAAATGCATTTAGTGATGGTCGAATGTTCTATGTAATTACGGATGATGAGGTCGGAGTGGTAAACGACAATATCATGGTACGTAAGCATTACGATGTCAACAATGGCTATTATATAAAGTCATCAAGGTTACACAAGGAGCAATCCAAGGATTTGTGGTGCTTTGGCAGCTGCGAGACCATAACTAACGAATATAAGTCAAACATTTTACATGAAGTACTTTGTGGCAAAGATGAACCATATAAAGCCTACCTTCCTTGAAGGCGGTGAAGTCTGGCATGATATTGATAAGTTCCCGATGCTAGACCATACTATTTTAGTTGAGTTGCAGGTAAAAGGCTCTGACGGATTGATTTACCGGACGCAAGATGTATGTGTTGAACGTGCAGATAGATTTGAGCCTACGATGTCTTTTGTCCCTAAGCGTTGGGCGTATGCAATAGATTTAGCTCAATGCAAGAAAGTGGAAGGATAAAATAAAATACAAATTAAAAATAAGCATATGGAAGAATCGAGAGGTGTTTACACATTACCAGTCTTGTATAATGAGCAAAGTGGTACAAACGAAGGTGTATGTGTAAGAAAAGAACTTGGAGTAGTTGTTGCAATTGACAATGAAGATGAGTTTAAAGGTGTTTTTTCAAAGGATGGTGAGGTTGATGTATTCAAGCAGTTACTATCACAAGAAGTGTATCGTTACTATACAGAGCACAACGCATTCCCTACTGGGCCTTTGGTTTCTTACAAGATGGATGGCGACATCATCTTTGATTACGTTGAAGTAACTATTGGAAAAATGTATGGTGGTTATGTTTATGTTGTTCATTACAACTTTGCAAGCACCGCATCATGATAAACAAGATTGATTATGACAGTAGTAAGAGATAGAATTAAAATTGCAGCTCAGATTGAAGTCTTGGAGGACATTGCTATTGACTATAGGGGAAAGACAATAGACAATATCATTCAACAGCTAGAAGCAAGGTTGAGTGCGTTGAAGTAAGTTCAAATTTTTGAAGTTGAAAGACTATGAGTGGTGGACGTTTTGATTATGCTCAGTATAGGATTGCTGACATATACACAAAGATAGAAGATTATGTTGATGGTCATCCATTGGATGAGGAAGATGAAAGATGCTTTCTCGAAGACCGATGGCTAGAGGAGGAAGAAGACAAGTATGTTAGAAAGCATCATCATACGATGCCTAACAGATATGGCTTATCTAAAGAGACTATCAAGGAATTCAAGAAGGGTATTGAGCTTCTGAAGAAGGCTCAGGTTTATGCCCAAAGAATAGACTGGCTTCTTTCCGGTGATGATGGAGAAGATAATTTCCATCTACGTTTGAAAGAGGATTTGGCAAATCTTAAAAGTAAGAAAGGATAGATTATGAGTTGGAATTATCGTTTAGATACACCTATGATGCAATTAGCTGAAGAGGTGAATAAGAAATATGATACCGATGCTGGTAAGATGCTTCTTTGCACTTATCTCTTTATGGTATCAAGTGAAGAGGTCAAGGACAAGCAAGCTTTCTTTGATTGGGTAGAAGAATTGAGTAAGTCTAGCAAGTGTGATGCGGTAAGGGAGTACGTGGAAATCAAGGACAAAGCCGATTGGCTGCATGGTGGATTCTGTAAGCCGATTTACCGCCACTACAAGGGTAATTTCTATGAGTATCTTGGAGAGGTTACTGATAGCGAGACTTCTGAGGTAAAGGTTGCGTATCAAGCAGTGTGCGGACAGCATGAAGTTTGGGTGCGACCAAAGGAAATGTTCTTTGGTAATGTTGAGGTAGATGGTAAGCTAGTTCCTCGATTTGAGAAGGTAGATTTAAAAGACTTAGAGAAACAAGCCGAGATCAATGGACAGAAGAAAGATTAAGAGTTTGCTAGGTCTAGCAATCTTGCGAGTGAATGAAGTCGTACCGGATTTCGAAGACTTGAATAAGGTTCTTCCTTTGCTTAGACAGGCAATTGATGAATTAGATAAGTCTGATTCGGGTTCAGTTTAAAAAGGGTGGAAAATGGCAAATAAGCAGACGATAAAACCAAAGGTAGTTCCTTTTGAGATAGCCAAGCTTCTGAAGGAGGTTGGCTACGATGAGAAGATAGCCGAATTTTGGGCTTATGCTAGTCCTTGGACAGCAAAGGGTGGTATTCGTAAGGGTGGAAAATATAATGAGCATTACGGCAGTTATATCGCTTATTCAAATTCCGAGTGGGAGAAATCCAATATTGAGTTTTCTGCTGCCTTAAAGTTGAATAGTAAGCATCCGGCAATATCCGCTCCAAGCTATGATATGGTGTTAGATTGGCTTTTAGAGCATTTCGGTTACTGCATTTGTGTTGCAAACATTTCGAAAGGTAAGTTCTGTTGGCAAACTACATCATGGTGTGTAGAGGAAGGCTTGTGTCATACGGATGGTAAGGAATATTCCAGTAGATACAAGGCAATGGATGCCGCTTTCAAGAGTATCTTAAAGGCTCGCATTGAGAATAAAGATAACGAGGTAATCAAAAGACTTTTGGAGGAAATACAAGATGGAAAGAATTTATGATACTTTTGTACACGCAATAATGATGAAGTTAGAAGCTCGTTTATGTACTGAACTCGAATGTGTTTATAAGAATATAACAAACAAGATTGTTGAGAAGAAAGGTAAACTTACCAACGAAGACGTAATTGAGTTTCAGAAAAAGCTACAAGAAGTGTACGACAGGAATGCTGCTATTCGTGAAGAGGTTACTGACATTAAAGATTCCAAGAAATGTATCTTAACTAAAGAAGCATGTGAAGAGTTAATAAAGCGACTTTGCGTGATTAATATAAAAGAAGATGAACAAGCAAAGAATGATAGAGTGGATAGCCACTTGTGATACAGGTGTCTCTTCAATGACTATGTGGAGTGCATTGATGGGGGTAAAACGAAAGAAAGATTTGGATATTCCTAAAGACAATCGTGACTTCCGTAGATGCTATGATATGGTAGAATACGGACACGTAACCTTGGATGAGCTACAAGTTGTAAAGAAGCAATATCCTTGGTTTGCTCCTGTTGTTGACAATTGGAAGGAATTGTCTCTTTTGTTTGAGGAAGAGTTGGACAAACGTTTGTATATACGAATCCGTCAGCTTTGCAAAGAGTCAGATGCTATCCGGTATGAGGTAAATGGAGGACTTTATTATGAAAGGGGTTTTTGGTATAATGTTTAATTATTTAAAAGATAGAAAGAATGAATAAAGACAAATTAAAGGTCAGCTTTGAGATTGACCGCTACAAGGTAATTGGTATGCTTTCACGTAATTGTGAGAATGCTGAAGAGTACAACGAGATTATGGATATTCTTGAAGGCAAGAATGAGTTTGTGCGTGATGCGAATGGTAACGAGGAACTTGCAAGCCGCATTTGCAATTATGCTTTAGACTCTATCTTGGTTGAGAATCCAGATTTGGCTCTCCGTAAGCGTTTGGATAAGGAACAGAAAGGCGATGATGCTCCTGATGGAATTTCAAATGTTATCGAAATCAAAGGTGATGACGCAAAGAAACTTGTAGAAACTCTTTGTGGCATTCTCTACAAGGGTAAGTGATGTAAAATTCATCAAAAGAATATAAATAAACACTAAAACACTTGCAAGTATAAGAAAAAATGCTTATCTTTGCATCGTGTTTGAAACAGATGGCCTTCTGAGAGGTCGCTTCTACCATAAGTCAAGACTTAGGAGTTTACGGCATGGTTTCCACATTACCCAGTCCAGCTAGACTATAACAAGCAACTCTTATTAGGGTGAGAGACCCTAGTTGCTGCATTAGACAAGTGGTTAAGTCGCCAGCTTTTCACGCTGGTATTCAAAGGTTCGAATCCTTTATGCAGTACATACAAAATTGCCCTATGGTGTAATGGCAACACTACAGTTTTTGGTTCTGTCATTAGTGGTTCGAATCCGCTTGGGGCAACAAGGTGGAATTGGTATATGTTCCACAAAAGGTGCGATATTCAAGCGGTTAAAGAAGATAGACTGTAAATCTATTCCCATTGTGGGTTCGGTGAGTTCAAATCTCCCTTGCACCACGAGAACTTTTGTCATAATACGAGGAATGTAGCTCAGTAGTAGAGCACTTGGCTTGGTAACTAAGGGGGCGTTGGTGCGAATCCAATCATTCCTTTACGCTTTCGTAGCTCAGTGGCAGAGCATAGGATTTTTAATCCTAGGGTCGAAGGTTCGAATCCTTCCGTTGGCACAATGATACACAAGAAGAGAGCCGTGATGTTTGTTTTGTTGGAATCTCGGACATCTGTCAATGGGCAAACGTAGGATGCAGATGAGACGAATAAAGTTGTGAATAAGTCTATGAACTAGGGGAACAAGCGGAATGGCTCTCTATTGTGCTTCATTTGATGGTTTAACGAAAAATTGAAGAATATGAAAAGTCCGTTAAGAATGGCAGTCGCTTTAGAAAAGAACAACAAGGTATATCCAAAAGATGTACGGAAGTTCTTGATGGGATTGTACGCCACGCTACATTTGACAGATAACGCAACGGCTAAAGATATGGAAAAGCTGGTATATTATGCTTTTCGGAATGGTTACTTGCTAGGTGTCAAGTCTGAAGGAGGTGATGACCAAAAAGCGTATGATAGACTACCAGATTTGGGAGTAGAAGAAGAAATTGGTGATGATTTAAAAAGATAGTCGATAAAAATTGGTAATTAGTTAGTAAAGTTTTTTAGGCTTTGGTGTGTGAACATCGAAGCCTTTTTTATATATAATAAGGTAAAATAAAAACAGGAATGTTAACAAGACTCATGTATCAGTTATGAAAGGTTAAAATACGAAAGAAAAACATTAAAAAACTTGCATGTTTCAAAACTTATTCGTATCTTTGCATCGTCAATCAAGATAAGTTGGTTGATTTGCCGAGTGACAAGTTTCACTCAATAAGGTGAGAGCGACACCAAGGGGTAAGACCCGAAACAACTAGCACAATTGATTATGTCTAAGCAGACTGGTTTTTCATTCGCAAGTTCAAAGAAGTCATTAATCGAGACTATTGACGAAATCAAGAAGTCAAAGATGCCTCGCAACGAAAAGATTGTTGCATTGAAGGCTTGCGGTCTTCGTGAGAAAGAAATCTCCGATATGTTGAAGGTTTGTGTGCCAAGTGGTTCAACTTCAACGAGATTCGTTTATACATTCGGTGTTGAGATAGAATGTGTTCATGCCGAGCGCAATGCCTTGATAGAGGCAGGTCGTCAGAATGGTGTTGATATTCATTCTGAGGGCTATAACCACACCGACAACATGAGTTATTTCAAGATTGTTAGTGATTCTTCAGTTGGTGGTGATGTTGACCCTAACGAGGTTGTAAGTCCGGTATTGAATGGCAATATAAATGGTATGGAAACCTTAAAGAAGGCTATCAAGTCTTTGGATGCCGTAGGTGCAAGAGTAAATTCTACTTGTGGTCTTCACGTTCATATCGGTGCAGCAAAGTTGACAGGTGAGCAATATGTTAACGTCTTCAAGAATTATCAGAAGCTTGAAAGATTGATTGATAGCTTCATGGCTCCTTCAAGAAGAGGCAATTGCCGTTGGGCAGCCAGCTTGCTTGACAAAGATTTCTCTAATTGCCGTGGCAATTACGATATTAGACGTAATGTATTTCATGGAGACAGATATTACAAGGTCAATGCAGAGAGTTTTGCACGTCACAAGACTATCGAGTTTCGCCAGCATCAAGGTTCAACCAATTACAAAAAGATTGAAATGTGGGTTAAGTTCTGCGCAAAGCTTGTCGGTTGGTCTCGCAGTAATGTCTTTGTTAGTGAGGTTATGAATATCGAAGATATACCTTTCTTGAATAAAGAAGAGAAGGCTTTCTTCCAGAGTCGTAAGGATGCATTTGCAACCAATAACGATTAATTAATGTTGTCCTAGGGTAAAAGCCCTAGGACACAAAGAAATCAAAGTATTATTAAGAAAAAGAAAGGGTAAAGATATGTGTGTTATTATTGTATGTCCGAAAGGTGTTGCTTTGCCATCCGTAGATGAACTAAAGGCTGCGTATATGAGAAATCCCGATGGTTGCGGTTTTGTGAGCGAGTCTGACCATTACAAGAGTTTGCATTTCTCTACATTTATCCGTAGATTGATGAAGCGAGATATAAATGAGAATGTAATCATACATTTCAGATTTGCTACACATGGTTCTGTCTGTGTCAAGAATTGCCATCCATTCTACAAGGCAGGTTATTGGTTCGCACATAATGGAGTGCTCCCGATTTGCTCCGAGCATGATAAAACAGATAGTCAAATTTGCTTTGAACGTTTCATTTATCCTACTATCAAGAAATATGGTTGGGGTTCTGATGAACATATGAAAGAAATGAACAAATGGACAGCTCATGGTTCTAAGTTTGCAATGTTGCATAATGGTGAGATTGTGAAGTCCGGTAAATTCATAGAGCGTGATGGACGGTTCTATTCTAATTTGAATCATTTGGGTTATATGAGAAATGTAATAAACTTTTAGAAGATTAATGTTTAGGTTCTTTTTATTCGACAAGCGTCAGATGTCCGTGAGGATATTTGGCGTTTTTTTTGTTATATAAGGTGTTTTGTTTTGTGTTGCTATAAAATTATTCGTTTATGTGATAAAATAGCCTTAAATCGCTTAAAAATGCCGTTATTACTCACTTTTAAGCAAAAGTGAGATACTTGCAAATGGATTAGTGTGTTAATTATTCTTTTCGTATTATCTTTGCACTAGTTTTAACAAATATATCGAAAGAATGAAAGATAAAATTTTCCAGTTACTAAAACAAGAGTATAAGTCTCTTGGGTTAGGTGATGAAGTTCTTCAGGCACATGCCGAAATGCTTGATAAGATGGGGCTTGTTACTGATGACAACATCGAGACAGTGGTTGCTAGTCAAAAGAGTTTTTTGGAGTCCTTGCAAAAGGACAATGACCGCAGAGTTACCGATGCCAAGAAAAAGTTCGAGGAGGCACAGAAGGCTAAAGAAGATGCTGAACGCAAGGCTGCTGAAGAAGAAGCCAAGAAGAAAGCTGACGAAGAAGCCAAGAAAGCCGCTGAAGAAGCCGAAAAGAAACGCTTGGAGGAATTGGCAAAGAAAAACGAAATGCCGGATTATCTAAAAAAATACTTTGAAGAGCAGGCAGCAGAGAAGAAAGCTTCAGATGAAGCAAGAACCAAGGAACGTGAAGAGTTCAAGAAACTCGTTGAGACCTTGACTCAGAAGAACACAGACCAAGCCAAGACTTACAACGAACAGATGGAGGCGCAAAGCAAGACCATTAAGGAATTGCAAGAAACTATCCAAAAGCAAGCTGAGGAGGCTAAGGCTAAGGAAGAGGCTGCTGCAAAGGCAAAGGCAAAGGCAGACCACGATGCGAAGATTTTATCAAAGGCTAAGGAGTTGGGCATTCCCGAAAGTCGTATCAACGAGGGTTTCACCTTGAGCGATGATGCTACAGATGAAGCTATCGAAACATACCTCTCCAAGGTAGCGAACAACTACAAGGCGTTGCAACAACCACAATTCGGGGGCAGCTATCGTGCTAGCGAGGGCGAGCCAATAAAGGAGGACGTTGACAATGTAGCCGCATCATTAGTTCAGTCACTTTAAAAATTGAAAAACATGAATCAGGAATTGAAGACTACAAAAAAGCAAATTGTCTTTGGTGAGGATTCCGTCATTATCCAGAAATGGGAAGGCGACATCAAGGGCGGTCGTGCTTTGGATTGGACAGGCGTAAAAGATGAAGTTCTTTACGCAGGTCGTGTTATCGTGACAGATGGTAAGGGAACTTACAAGCCATTGCCTATTGAAACAGACAATTATAAGGCTTTGGGTACTGCCAGTGACCCATTGGAGCATTACAAGTATGCGGGTGTTCTCTATCGTTCCATTCTGAACGGTGAGCCAGCGGCAATTATGACTGCTGGACAAGTTAACAAGGTAGCAGCTAAGGCTGCAAATGGTGCAGACTATCCGGATGCGTTCCTTACAGCTATGCCAAAGATTGCTTTGGTTAGCGATGAGGATGCAAACAAGTTCGATGAGTCTGATGCAACCATGGACAAAGACTAAAAGAAGGAGGATAACAGATGGAAAAATCACTTTATTTTCAGTTGGTCAATAAATACTTCCCACAACTTGTTGCAAGTGTAGTAGAGAAGTTGAACGGCAAGAATCAGACTGCATTGACCTATATGTACCGAGACCACTTGACTAACACATATAGTCAGGACGGACGCTGGGCATCAATTACTGCGGAATACACACGAGTTGCTGCTGATGTTGTATCAATGGATGCGGAACTTCCATTGAAGAGCCGTGATAAGGTTTCAACCGCTGAGGGTCAAATCCCAAAGGTTGGTATGAAGCTTTATATGTCAGAGAAGCAGCTTAAGGATTTGGATAACATGATTGCGCAACGTTTGCCTCAGCCACAGATTTTGCGTAACTTGTTTGCAGACCTTCCTCGTTGTATTCAGGCGGTTTACGAGCGTATTGAAGATATGTTCCTCAGTGAGCTGTCAACAGGTGTAGCTTTGGCGACTCGTTCCGGTGGTACTGGTGTCCGAGTTGATGTAGGTTTTGCCGAGAAGAACAAGTTCGGTCACGGTGCTAAGGCTTGGGACGCAGAGGATGCAACCCCACTTGATGACATCCAATTGGTTTACGACAAGGCGATGGACGACCAAAACACCATCACTACTTGTTATCTTGATGATTACACAATCAAGTTGCTTGGCAAGAACAAGCAGGTTCGTGCTCAGTTTGCCTTCAATCAAGGCATTGCACTTAGTGGGGATAACAGCAACATTCCTATTTTGAGCTTTGAGCAGATTGCGTCTATCTTTAGAAATAAGTGGCAGACCAACTTGGTACGTGTAGCCCGTACAATCAAGACCGAGATTAACGGCAAGAAGGGAACACACAACCCTTGGGCTAAGGGTCACATGACCTTTACATGCTATGATAACCTTGGTGATTTGTTCTGGACTAACGTAGCCGAAGCTACAAGACCAGTTGCAGGTGTTACTTATCAGTCAGCCGATGAGTATATCTTGGCTAGCCGTTATTCTACTAACGACCCACTCCGTGAGTTCACTAGCTCACAAGCAATGGTTGTTCCTATCTTGAATAACGTTGATGCCATCTACTCTTTGGACTCAACACAAGCGGTAGGTTAGGCTTATGAGAGGTGAGGTAATTAGTCCGTTCCGTGATAAGTTCCATTTTAACACCATCTATGAAGTTGGTGCAATCTTGGACTTTGACGAAGAACGCATGAACTCCCTTATCGAACGTAAGCTTTGCAAGATGTTGGAGGTGCAGGATGATAACCATTCTGCACCTCTAAAAGACGATAAGGAAATTAAAGATACTCCTAAAAAGGAAGTCTTGAATGATGGAAAAGAAAATCCTGTAAAGGAAGAAGAAAAGAAGTCAGAAGAGACACCTAAGAAGGAAGTTTTGAAGGAGAAGAAGGAGAGCAAGCCTAAAAAGGAGAAAAACTCAAAAAAGGATGCTGCCGAGTCAACCGAAGAGAATTCCCAAAAGGAGAATGTAGAAGAAGAACTTGACGAAAAGACTAAGAGCGAGCAGGAGGCTGCAAAGAAAATCGCTGAGGCTATGAGTCAGGCTCAGAAATAAGGATGTCACATGAAGATAAGAGAATACATTTCGCAGAAGTTGCGTGCTTGGAACATTACCGATGCCCAATTGGAAGATATATCGTCAGGTATAGACCTTGACGAAGAATATACGTCTGATAATTCCCAGGTTGTAGGCAAGGCGATGATTTCCGTAATCGAGGAACTTATGCTTGCCCCATATATGAGCAATGTGAATGAAAATGGATTCTCTGTCTCTTGGGACTACTCTAGGATAGGACAATACTATATGTGGCTTTGCCGAAAATATGGTGTTGCTCCGGATAATGAAGTGGTGGCAGCTTTAGGGCTTTCCACTATCACGGATAGGTCTGATATTTGGTAAATGTCTAGGTTATGTTATATTCCCCTCATATATTAAAGAAGAAGTTCGTGAATAAGGTTGTCAACAAGTACAACGAGGTCATTGGCTCTTCTGAGGAATGGAAAGAAATGGGGCGTTGTCGGTGCGATGACAACTCTACCGAGCATTTCACTACCGAGAATGGTAGCATATATACACCGAAATATCATATTGTTTGTGACAAGTGCCAGATTTCCGAAGGTGATGAAGTCAAGGTCTATTCCGATGATGGAAGCTACCGAGGAGGTGGAAAGGTCTATAATGCCCCTAAGTGCAATTATCTTGGTTATATGAGTATCTATGTCTGATGTTATAAAGGATGAGATAGACGCTTTCTTTGCACAGGGAGAAAGGGAAGTAGATGAATTTCTTGATAGGTTAGGAAAAACTGCTGTTGAGCTTGATAAGGCTAACGGAAACTACCGAAACCGCACAGGTAATCTCAGAAGGTCTAACTATAGTAATGTACATGACCACACCTTGACCATTGGCAATAAAGCGGAATATGCGTCTGATGTTTCCTCTAGGGGGTATGATGTTATAGATTCGGGTATTCAGTATATCAAGAAAGAAATCGAAGATATGCGATGATAACAGAAATAGATGCTGGTCATGTAATCTATGATGACTTGGAACTTATGGGATTGGAACGAAGACTGAAAGGACATCTGACAAAGGGTGGACTTGAAGGGGAAAGACCTATGGTCGGTGAGAAGATTCCTGATGAAGGCATGATAGTAATCATTCCTAAGCGCATGAGTGCAGACAAGACATATTTCAACGATTGTACTATAGAGGTAAACATATTGCTCAAAGATATAGAGGGCGAGGCTAATCCTCAATTGAACGAGCTTTTAAAGAAGGCTATTCAAACCCTGTCCGACAATGAGGTCGGAAAAGTTGAGGATGTATGGTATCGTTATTCTATCCGCTCCCACGGCATAGAGCAAGAGAGTAGGTTGAGTTGCCATTACGCAAACATTACTATTGATTTTGAAACATTAAACGTAACATAAGATGAAACCATTTATTGGAATCAAGAGAATTTGGTATGGTGCTCCTCTTACCGAGGCAAATACACCTGCTAAGTTGGCTGCATGGTTGAAAACCGCTACAGAGGTTAAGAACAGCCATGAGGGAACATGGGGATATTCTCAGGATGACCCTAGTGTTACCGAGTACAAGAACGAGCTGAACGGACAGGTTTACTATCGTGACAAGACCGATGAGGGTGCTAAGACAATTACATTCTCTATTGGTGTCTTTTCATGGAAGAACAAGGTAGACTTGCAGGGTGGCAAGATGTATGATGCAACAGGCGCAGAGACCACAACGGAGACAGACGCAGTAGGTTGGTCTTCTAGCCAAGATTTGGCAAACATTAACAAGTGTATTGTTGCTCAGACCAAAACAGGAAACTACATCGTTTTCTCAAATGCGGCTATCGTAGCCAAGGGAGACCAGCAGGACAAGAATATCACTTTGGGTATTTCTGCCGTTGCTATGGAAAGTGAGACCGATGGTGTGGCTGGCGAGTACCAATGGGAAGGTTCTGCGGTTGTGGAACAGGGATAAGAAGACATAGGCAACAAATGATAGAGGGGGATGGTGTTAAAGCCGTTCCCCTTTTTTAATATTCAGAACCATGAGTAAGGCAAGTAAATTAGTTGCGGATGCAATTCTTGGAGAGGACTCCGTAACAATAATGGTGAATGGAAAGACTTATTGTATTTCACCACCTACAATTATAAAATTGGTCAAGGCGGCTAAATACCTTAATAGTTTTGAAGAGGGCAAGACCTTAGCGGAAGTCTTAGGCATGCTTAAGAATTTGTATGATGCTTGTAAGGCGTTGTCCATATTCATACAAGGCGATGAATCCATTAGTGATGAATTATCTAAAGGAACGTTTGAAGAGGTTGTCAATGGCTTACAAACGGCTTATTCCTTAATCTCTATAAAGGATTTTCAGACGCTATCAATTTTGGCGAAGAGTGCGGCAAGGATGATAGCAAAACCACGACCATAGGTAACGATACACTCTTAGGGCAGATTGCATCTTTTATGGATAGTCTGCACTTATCTTACCAAGAAGTCGTGAAAGAGATACCTTATAGAAATTTATTACTGATGGCAAAAGACAAGCAAAGAGTAGCATGTGGTGATGTAATGTATGAGGTAACGGAAGAAGAGTTTGGAATGAACTTCAAAAAAGGATAAGTTTAAAATAATGCAAATAAAGCATTAAAAGCACTAAAACATTTGCAAGTTAGCGAGATATTATTTATCTTTGCAAGCGCAGAACAAAAAAGGATAAAATGGCGATTTAAGAAATTGATAAGATATTAGAGACACGAAACCCGATGGACTATACCGAAAGGCAGTCCGAGTCACTATTCCTTTGACTTTGCAATCGGTAGTTTCGTGTTTTTGTGTTTAAAATAAGATGCAAGACGTAAGGTTAATATTCGAGATACTTGTTTCCATGTTGCTTTGTGTTTGTCTCATATTGCTTGCTGTAAGTAGATATAGGCAAAAGAAAAAGCGTGAAGAACCGGAGCGAAAGGAAATAGACTTGATAGACTTCTTTTCTTTGGGAGGAGTTGCCTATTATTGGAACAAAGGTGGTAAGCAGCAGAAATGCTACACATACGAAGAATTTCTGAAAATCAAGGCTGACTACGTGGAGCTTTGGTTGAATCAGAATAGATATATTTTTAACTCTCAATTAGATTGCGATGATATATAAAGTATTTGTTTTGTTTCCGACAATAGTAGTATCAGATGGTATTGTTGGTATAGCTTGGCTAGGAAAGGTCTTTGGCTGGCGATATGGAAAGAACAAGAAAAAGAGCAAGAATGTGTCCTTAATGATAGGATATAACACAGGAATGTCTCTTAAGTCGAAAATAGACGATAACGCAGCGGATGATTATTTAAGACGCATTGCCGAAGAAAATAGAATCTAAATTCAAGGGTTAGAGTCCCTTTTTTACAACCATATTACTTGTGGTTATTTTTATACATCGGTTTTTATTAACGATTGTTTTTTATGGTAGATAAATGTATAAAAACGAGCACAAGTTCCCTTATAGATGGACTAAAAAAGATGCTAATTTCACAAAAGACAAAGGTAAGGTGATGTCTTGCTTTTGTTGTGGAGGTGGAAGTTCCTTTGGCTACAAACTAGCTGGCTACGATGTTGTAGCCTGTAATGAGATAGACCCAAAGGTTATGAAGATGTACTTGAAAAATCACGATGTCAAGTACGCTTTCAATTGTGATATTCGTGAGTTGATTACCAATATCAATATGGGGGGGCATATTATGAAAGAAGAGCTTCATAATTTGGATATATTGGATGCTAGTTTCCCTTGTTCGGTATTCAGTATTGCAGGTGACCGCCAAAAGGCTTGGGGAAAGGAAAAAGTATTCCGAGAAGGTCAGAAGGCGCAAAGGCTTGACGATTTGGCTTTCTACTCAATCGACCTCGCTAAAGAACTAAAGCCAAAGGTAGTAGTTTTTGAGAATGTTCAAGGTTTATTACAAGGTGAAGCCATCGAGTACGTAAAGGAGATTTATAGACAGATGAATGATGCCGGATATATCTTGCAGCATTGGCTTCTCAATGCACGTAACATGGGTGTTCCTCAAAACAGACCTAGGGTATTCTTTATTGGGTTACGTAAAGACCTTTGCGAGCCGTTTATGGTTCAAAAGGATTTGTTCGAGCGAGTGCCTAAGATAGATATGGACTTCAACGAGAAAGAAATTGTCTTGGATGAGTTCTCTGACTATTGTGGAAGGCAAATTCCTAAAGGAATGATGAAGTATTGGGAGCATAGAAATGAGAAAGATAATTCTATCGGTGATATTGTCAAGCGGATGGATAATCGTCTTTCTATGTTCAATAATGTGTTTCTTAAAAAGAATAAGGTATGCAATACCATATCAGCAATGGAGGATAGACTTGTGTATTATGATAATCCAAGTTATCTTTCAGCACATGATACGATTTTAGCATCAACATTTCCGATGGATTATGACTTTAATGGCATGAAACCTTGGTTTGCTTGCGGAATGTGTGTTCCTCCTGTTATGATGGCTAATGTAGCTACAAGAATCTGGGATTGTTGGTTGTC